TTAATCTTCCCATTTTATCCTTGTTGCAAAATCCTTATAATCAAACTGATTGACCCCTATTTGCCTATTGTTTAAATCATGGTAAATGAAACGAAACTTTAACCCTGTACCCTTTAGATATTCATATAATTCACTTTGAGTAAACTGATAACTCCCATTCGAAATCATAGTAGGTATCTGTTTCTTCTGCTTATCTCTAATACCCTTCATAAATTCCTTCAACTCTATATCTTGGTAATCTGCCATATTTATCTCAACTGAATAATAACACATCATAGTCCAATTGACAAAAGCGACAGATTTGAGTGTAGTAACCTCATCTACTCTCATTGGCAACTGTTTATTTAGTTGAGAACAAAAAGTAACATATTGATTTTCTATTTTCTTTTTTGTTTCCTCAATTGATTTCGTATTTTGTCCCCTACAGACCAAGCACATAGAACAGAAAGCAAGAAGCAATATTAAGACTTCCTTTTTCATTTCCTCTCCATTAAAACCGTAATTAACCGTTCTTTCTCGGCAAGAAGTTCCTCCAAATGTTTGATGCGTTCTTGTAACAAAGCTGCATCACAACCAGCAACAACATTACTATTATTGTTTCCATTAACAGCAACAGAACCCTCACCAGAAGCAACTACCTTGTTGTACTCACTCGAATAATCACTGAAAAAATTATACTCCAACGCTTCACTTATAGCAATCAATCTTTCAGTGTCAATATTGGGCTTCTCAAGTATTCTATTCACATTTTGCTGTGGAATACCAATCCTTCTGCCAAATTCTGATTTTGAAATACCAAGCTCATTCAGCTTCTGTTCGATATTTATACCAATATTTACTCTTTCCAATTTCATAATCAAACACGATTTATACAAATCACAAATATGTTAATTATTACTAATCATACCAATTATCAAATCAAATTTGATTTAGCCAAATCATATTTGATTATCTTTGCACCATAAAGTTAAACAATAAACCATAAACCTCAAAGAAAATGGCAGAAAATCAAGTAAAAGTACGTCCAGCTTTAACGGATTTGAAAGTAGGTGGAGAGATTACTTTCCCCATAGCGAAAACCAAGAGTGTGCGTGCCCAGGCGTCTGACCTCGGGTTAATTCTCGACCGCAAGTATCAAACAGAGACTGATCGCGAAAAACGCACCATAACAGTAACCCGATTAAAATGATATCATATGAATTTCAATAGAGTCACTAAACAAATCATCGTTTTTGTAGCAGGCTTCATTATGTTCTTCTGCTTACTTGGTATAGCAGGTACCACTGACCGTACAGAACAAATAGTGTATGCTATGCCACAAGAGGCATACGAGGCTATATATCTGAAACTCGGTAACGGATGCACCGACCGCCAAATAGCCGATGAATATATGGCCAATAAACAATATTACGATGCATTGTCACAATAATCAAAGAAAGTAACACTCTATGTTCACACTTGATTTCACAGATAAATCTGTCACTTATGACACATTCATCCACGATGTTGCTACATCAGTGGTTCGAATGCTTGCTGACACACGCAACGACCCCGAAATGGTTAGTCAGCGACAAGCATACGCAATGTTCGGTCGCGGCAATGTGGATAGATGGCGCAAACAGGGTAAGATAAATCCCTGTAAGCGCCCGGGCAAAGTTGAATATCGCACAGTAGAGTTACGCGCTCTTCAACAGAAGAAACAAGATTATTTCAAGTGACAATCAGACCTGATAGTGTAATGGTAGCACATCAACAGAAAGTAGTAGTTCAAATCTGCTTCGGGTCACAAAAGCAAACTGTATTATAAACCTTTTAAATTATTAATTATGAGCAATGCTATTTCATTGGCCAAAGAATTGCAACAAATGAAAGCAATTGACGTAATACGCAATGAACGTGTACGTAGCCAGTTTATCAGCGTGTATAATTCCATTTGGAAAGAAGGCGGAGAAAACGTCTATGAACGTGAAGCTATTTACTTCAACCAGCAGTTACGCGACAAAGATGAGTTGCGCTTATGCTCCGGAACATCTATCTTCTATGCGTTTATCGACCTTGCTGTCAAAGGTATCACATTGGCTCCTGGTGCGCAAGCACTGTGTTATCTTCTTACCCGTAATTGCAAAGTAGGAGTTGATTCAAACGGCAAAGAAGTTTGGGAAAAAGTATGCAGTCTCGCTATCTCCGGATATGGAGAGCTGGCACTGCGTGCAAAAGTTGGACAGATACGCCATGCCGACAATCCAGTTATTGTCTATGACGGAGATAGTTTTGAATATGGAGAGAAGAACGGAGTGAAGATTGTCAATTATATGTCTGCATTTCCTCGCAAAAGCGACCGTATTGTTGCTTGCTTTGTCAAAATCACACGTGCAGATGGGTCAATTGACTATTCTGTTATGACAGAAACCGACTGGAAACGGTTACAAGGTTATTCAGAGAAACAAAATTCCTATAAAGACCGCCGCACCGGAGAAACTGTAGTGAAAAGCAATGCACTCTACAATATCAATGGGCAGATTGATACCGGCTTCCTCATTGCCAAATGCATCAAACACGCTTTCAAGACTTATCCTAAAATCAATATCGGTAAAGGCTCCGTCATGGAATCCGACATTATTGATACCCCGCAAGGAGGTTTCGATCCTTACGGTGGAATCGATACCACACAACCCGAACCACAGGAAAAGCAAGAAGAACAGCATTTCGCGCCTCAACCTGATATGTCGGCAGGGGTAACTATTGACCCAGCAAGTCAAGGAGATAACGATGATACTTTCTAACCTTAATACGTTGTACATATGCTTACAGAATTAGCAATCATCAAACAGGAAAATATACAGACCATAGTGTCTGCTGCTCCACAATCATATAATGACAATAAACTGTCATGTGAAAGATGTATCAGTGCCGGACAATCCATACTCAATACCATTACAACTAATGGTGGAATGACTGACGAACTTGATAAAGAGGCAGCTCTTTTCATCGAAAAAGCACGTAAAACAGTCAAGAAGATGAACGAGAAACGTTCGCCTGTCACAAAACTTTTTGATGACATCCGTCGAGAGTTTACGGTAATAGAGAATGCTATTGACCCCACCAAAGTTGATACTATCCCCTATAAACTCCAACAATACCGTAACCAGTATGCAGCAAAGAAACGTGCCGAAGAAGAAAAACGCCGTCAGGAAGAGTACAAACGTCAACAAGCGGAACAAGCTCGTATAAAATTGAAACAAGACATTGAAGGGGATTTTAAGGCACAATTCCAAACATATCTCAATCAATCCATCAATTGGCTCACTACAAAGGATAACAGTGTTACGCTCGAGAACTATAACACAGTGTACAGTGAGGTAAAGAACTTTTCGGTTTCTCTTCCTGCTGACTGGTTACATAATCTTCATACTCTCATCCGTATACCTGCCAATATTTCGGTAGACGAGCTTCGACAATTTGAAACTGACACAAAGGAACGCCTTGGTAAGCAATTTACCGAACAATACACTGCAGAAATCCAAGACAACAAGGATTTCATTCTTGACCGTCTGCCCTCAAAGAAAGCAAACCTCGAACGCATGGCACAAGCTGATGCGGCCGAAGCTGCACGTGTCAAAGCTGAAATGGAAGAACGCCAACGCAAGGAAGCCGAAGGGCGAGAGGCAGAACGCAAACGCAAAGAAGAGGAAGAAAAGCAAAAGGCGGAAATGGCACGCCAGCAAGCTGAAATGAACGGATTATTTTCTGAACAAGCTTCTATGCAGAATTATCAGCCCAAAGTAAAAGTCACTCAAAAGATAGAGTTACTTAACCCTGAAGGTATCATGCCAATACTCTCAATGTGGTGGAGTAAAGAAGGGTGCACACTTTCGGTTGAAGAGTTGAGTAAGTTATTCAAAAAACAAATTACGTTCTGTGAAAAACTGGCTAACAAGGATAGTGTCTATATTGAAAATGAGAGTGTACAATATATTGACGATGTGAAAGCAAAGTAACCATGAGTCACAATCCCGATACATATTACAATCGTAGTGAGGTTAGTAACTCTGACCTCACCGAACTAAAAAACATTCTCCATCCTCGGATGCAATTCGGTGATAAGGAAGCTGCATTTCGTTTCGGCTCACTGGTAGATGCAATTATTACCGAACCTGCACGAGTAGACTACTACCGCCTGACAGTAGATGATGAACAATATACCGAAGATGAGTTCCGGCATGCACAAGAAATGCTAAAGGCACTTCGCATGGAAGCACGCCGTGATGAGTTTCTTTTTAAAGTGCTTGGTTATGCCGAAACACAGCGTTTCATGGTAAACACACAACAACAATTTACTTATTGTGGTTTCCCCTTTTCGCTTGATACACGATGTAAGTGGGATTGGTGGCTCGGCCTTTTTGGCGGTGATCTTAAAACCACATTTGCCTCAACACAGCAACAGTTTGAAGAAGCGATTGACTTCTTCGATTGGGACAGGAGTCGTGCTTGGTATATGGACATTGCAGGTTCCAACCGTGATTTCATTTATGCTATCAGCAAAAAGAACTGCAAAGTATTCAAGAAGTTCATCAATCGGGATGATAAGGTCTACAACCGTGGACGCGAGAAATATGAAGAATTGGCTTTCCAATACTGGTGTTTAACTCCACAAGACAATTAACAATGGACATATATTGCAAAGTAACTCAATATGGATTAGTTCCTCTGTATAATACAGACCTCGAACTAAAGAAACACTTGAAGATTGGTAATGTAGTCAAGTGTAAGGTAAGCAATCCACGCAATTATGAGCACCACAAAAAGTTTTTCGCTTTGGTACGCCTTACTTTCGACAATTTGCCCCTGCCATTAGTCGAGAAGTGGCACATACATAATGAACAGGATATGCTTCGCCGATTCAAACGTGACCTTGGCTACTTCACTAATACTCTCAATGAATATGGTGAACATGAAATAGAGTATCTCAGTATATCGTTTGCCGCCATGGAACAACACGAATTTGAGAGGTTCTATAACCAATGTATTGACCTTGTTCTCAATAAGTATATCAAAGGTATTGACAAAGATGATTTAATCACAGAAATAGAAGAATTCAAATGAAACCACAGGTAGGACAATATCATTACTCCCCACACGGACGAGGATTCCGTATATACCGCTATACAGAGGTAACAGATAATTTTCAGTCAGCCTCTCCGGTACTTAGCGAACCAATCTTCTACGACCGTGAGAAAGCAAAGAAACGTGTTTATGAACTTAATGGATGGAAATACAATGAACGGACTCAAACATCATCTGCGCGTTGAACCATACGACTACCAACGTGAAGGTATAGTTTATGGACTGAAACACCGCCGTCTTATTATCGGTGACGAACCGGGATTAGGAAAGACATTGCAAAGTATCGGCATTGTTGATACAGCCAATGCATATCCTTGTCTTGTTATCTGCCCGTCCTCGCTCAAAATCAACTGGCAACGCGAGTTCGAGAAATTCACGGATAAATCTGCGGTCGTTCTGGACAATGCTGTACGTACGACATGGAATTACCTGTTATCTATGGGAGTACATCAGGTAGCAGTGGTAAATTACGAAAGTTTACGCAAATATTTTGTTTGGGACATCAAAGCGGAAAGTAAGCAGTTCCGTCTTAAAGATGTTGTATTCTGTCCTCAAATACAGATGTTCAAATCAATCATCATCGACGAAAGCCATCGTGTGAAAGACCCATCTGCACAACAAACAATCTTTACCAAAGGTTTGTCTGTTGGCAAGGAATGGATAATACTCCTGTCAGGTACCCCCGTTGTCAACCGTCCGGAAGATTTGATAGCACAACTTTCTATCATGAACAGATTAAACGACTTTGGCGGTCGCGGAAAATTCATAGCTGACTATTGCACTGACCCGAAAGACAAGGATGCGGAACCGGCTGTACCACTTTCCGAACTATCTCGGCAACTCTATGATACTTGCATGATACGCCGTGAAAAAGCAAAGGTACTTCCCCAGTTACCTGACAAAACACGAGTAGACCTGTATGTCGATATATCCAACAGTGCCGAATACAATCTTGCAGCTTCCGATCTCGCTACATACCTACAAGAATATACAGAATGTACAGATTGGGAAATACGCCGCAAGATGCGTATGGAAGCACTTGTGAAGTTCATGACACTTCGTTCCTTAGCCACCAAAGGGAAAATTGCACAAGCTGTTGACTTTATCAAGACATTCCTTGACAGTGGCAAAAAACTGATTGTGTTCTGCTCGCTTCATGAGATTGTAGATGAACTGCAAAAGGTATTTCCAAAAGCCGTCACAGTTACAGGGCGTGATAGCGCAATAAACAAACAGGCTTCCGTGGATGCTTTCCAGAACAACCCCAATGTGCAACTCATCATCTGTTCCATTAAAGCAGCCGGCGTTGGCCTCACACTCACAGCTTCTTCAAATGTTGCTTTCATTGAACTTGCATGGACATATGCAGATTGCTGTCAATGTGAAGACCGTGCGCACCGTATAGGGCAAAAGGACAATGTAACCTGTTATTATCTGCTTGGTCGTGGTACAATCGACCATACGATATACTCTCTTATTCACCGTAAGAAATCCATCGCATCCGAGATTATGAACTCTGATGACGATATTCCGACCGATGAAATGTATTTCAATGAATTGGTCAAATCATTCTTAACAGCATCGGGATAATGGAAGTATGCAAAACAGATATGCAGAAAATTATCAAATATCTTGATGATGCTGCAATAATGTATGACAATCATCCCGGACAACGTAATGTATGTCGCGCATGGGTAATAAGACAACTAATAAAAAAACTGAATAAAAAATTAGTAGTAACCAGTAAATAAAGTAATATGAGAATCTATTTCGATATAATTTTTGTGGTTTTAAATGTCATCCTTTTTGCCTTGAACTTTCATTTTGCCTTAGAATCCAAATCATCTAAGTCATATACGTATGCCATCTTAGGAATGACTTTGAGAAAGTATAATAGCCCGTAAACACCTTGTAGTAATCAGTAAGTTTGGAATGGAACAGATAGCCAACATCGACAAACATCAAGATACCATCTATCCTCGTTAGTCTTGCTTGCGTTGGCAGTACGAGTTACAAGGTCGAAACAGTAGCAGAGGAAAACCAAATGAACGGGAAATGCGGGCTATTTATAAATAACTAAATAGAGCTATGGATAAATTTTATATGGTATTTGTAGAAGGATGCGCCACTCCTACCTACAAACATGAGAATTTGGAAAGCGCCGAAAATGAAGCGAAAAGACTTGCTACTCTTCTTAAGAAGAAAGCATATGTTTTATGTACAATAAAATCAGTTGAAGATACTCAGTACAAAATTGAGGATTGTAGACCTAACGGAAGTGATTTACCATTTTAATAAAAATACAGCAATGAAAAAAATTGAAATCGTTGAACACGTCATCAACAATACGACTATTAGTCGTTCACAAGCTATTCAAGCCGTAGATTGTGTTTTTGATGCTATCGAAAATTCACTCAGTAGAGGTGAGAGTGTTTATATCCGTGGCTTTGCCACAATTAAAGCATACACCTCCAAAAGAAAGAAAGCACGGAATATTAGTAAGGGAACAACAGTTGTTATTCCAGCTCAACGCTCTGCCAAGCTCATCATTAGTAAACAACTTAAAGCTCGAATGAATTTATGATGCATACATGGTTTGAATGTAAAATCCGTTACGAAAGAGTAATGGAAAATGGGATGAACAAGAAAGTTACAGAACCTTATCTTGTCGATGCACTTAGCTTTACAGAGGCCGAAGCACGGATCATCGAAGAAATGACCCCATTTATCTCTGGAGAATTTACTATATCAGACATTAAACGTGCCAACTATAGTGAACTCTTCCCTAGCGACGAAGCGAGTGCCGACCGCTGGTTCAAGTGCAAACTATTTTTTATCACACTGGATGATAAAAGCGGTGCAGAGAAAAAGACTTCCACACAAGTATTGGTACAGGCTGCCGACTTGCGTGACGCTGTAAAAAAGCTGGATGAAGGAATGAAAGGAACCATGGCAGATTATCAAATTGCATCTGTTGCCGAAACCGCTATCATGGATGTTTACCCGTATTCTGCCGAAGAATCCATTACAGATACCATCAGCGAAAATGCCAACTCCCCTATTGTACGCAATTTCATCCAATCACTTCCTGAAGGTTGTAAGACAACAATAACAGTTGGAGGAAAGAAAGTCGTAGTCGACAAAACAGGAAAGGACACTATTGTTACACCTAAAAATGAAAACAGCCATGACATTGGAAGAGATGCTCTCAAAGGAAAGAAAACAAAAAAAGAAGCAAAAACATAACGATGAGGAACACCGCATACAATGCGCTTGTGTAAAATACTTCAATTTGAAGTATCCGAAGTTGCAAGGCCGACTATTCGCCGTACCAAATGGTGGTAGACGTGATGCTGTTACAGGTGGTAAATTGAAAGATGAAGGTGTAACCGCCGGTGTATCTGATTTGATTCTGTTGAAAAGCAATCGTGATTATGGTGCGCTGCTCATTGAAATGAAAACTCCTGTTGGTCGGCAATCTGACTCACAGAAAGAATGGCAAAAGATAATTTGTGAAAACGGAGAATACAAATATGTTGTGTGCCGTTCGCTGGATGATTTCATTCGTGAAGTGGATAGTTATCTAAAAAATACAGAATGATATGGGACGAAATGTAAAAAAAGGGCTCGACTATTTTCCTTTTGACGTTGACTTTTTTCAGGACATAAAAATAAGGAAACTGATCAAGTACCAGCGTGGCAAGGCCGTCACTGTATATGCTCTCCTGCTTTGTCTTATCTATAAGAATGGGTATTACATGTTGTGGGACGAAGAGTTGCCCTTCATATTATCGGAACAAACCGGTTTTGAAGAAGCGTATATACAGGAGGTCGTCAGATGTTGCCTGGCGCTAGGGTTGTTTTCCAAAGAACTCTTTGATAAGGAAAAAGTTCTCACTTCAATTGGAATACAAGAACGCTATAAACGAATCTGTGATGATTGCAGAAGAAAGTGTGAAATTTCAGAGTTTATCCTTATTTCTTCCGAAGATAAACGCATTTCTTCCGAAGAAAAGCCCAAAAACTCCGCAAAAAGTACACAAATAAAAGAAAAGGAAATAAAAGAAAAGAAAACTCCTCCTCAAACTCCCCCTAACGGGGTCGTTTCGTCGGACAGAGGAGGAAGAATAACTTCGTCTCCTTCTTCTGAAAAATATTTTGATATTAAGGCAGAATTGCGTGGTAAACCGGGTATAACAGAAAATGACGTATGGGAAGCTATGCGCCTTGCCGAAAACGGTAAAGAATCATCTATCGGCACGGGGCTCATCAAGCAATGGTTAGATAACCCCTCAATGTGTGACTTCTATATAATCATCCAAAATCTACAGAGAATGGAGCGTGAAGGACAAATAAGGGTGATGTCTCATGAAAACTACTTTATGTATGTTTTTCTGCTAATGAACCTGACAAAATCCGATGCTGATTCTGTTCGCCTATATATCCAAGACCCGACACTGTTCGAAGAATGTAAAAAGCTGATTGCCGAAATTAAAAAAGGCGGCATCAACCAGCCCGGCAGATTCCTGCTCAAAAAGTTGAGAGAATGTCAAATGAGTATTAATAAACAAAATCTAAAATGAAATTAGTTCATGGCAGTTTATTCAGCGGCTTTGATGCCCCTAGCGTCGCAGCTTCATGGATGGGCTGGAAAAATGCCTTTCACTGTGAGATAAACCCTTTTTGCAATGAGATACTAAAATATTGGTTCCCCAATTCTGAACATTATGAAGATATTACCAAAACAGACTTTAGTCAATGGAAAGGAAGAATCGATGTCCTCACAGGCGGATTTCCTTGCCAGCCTTTCTCCCTCGCAGGTCAGAGAAAGGGAGCGGATGATAACCGTTATCTCTGGCCACACATGCTCCGTGCTATACGAGAAATCCGACCCGCTTGGGTTATTGGTGAAAACGTTGCTGGAATCCTCACAATGGTTCAGCCCGGCAAGGAGACTGAAGTGGGAAGCCAAACCTCTCTTTTCGGAGAAGATAACCGAAAAAGAATATTGCTACGACAAGAGTATGTCGTCGAAACCATCTGTAAAGACCTTGAGCGAGAAGGATATTCCGTCCAACCGTTGCTTATTCCGGCTTGTGCCGTCGGAGCGCCCCACAGAAGAGACAGAGTATGGCTTGTTGCCCACTGTGCAAACTCAAGGACTGAAGATGTGCGACGAGAACGGGAAGACAAGGTTCTATCCGATGGAATTGCTCCCGACACCAATGGCAAGCGATGCAACAACCGGAGCGATAATTGGAAAGAACGACCATTTTATTACAACAGGAAACGGAACTCCGAGGAAGATCAATCAAAACGGGATAAACGGAAGTGTAGGACTTGCAAGAATGGTTCAGTTGCTTCCGACTCCCAATGCTCGGGAAGCGGACAAATACAGCAAAAAATACAATCCAAACAGTCAGATGGGAACAGCTTTGACCGCAATGGCTGTGAATGGGATGTTACCTACTCCGATACGCCGAGATTATCAGCCCTCCGTCTCCCCTCAAGCACTGAAACGGAAAGATGGAAAGATGAGAACGGACAGCCTCTGCAATCTTCCAGTAATGTTAGGGGAACATTGCTTACAGAATGGTGGCAGAACTTCCCAACTCAATCCCCTGTTTGTCGAGGAAATGATGGGATTCCCTTTAATGTGGACAACCTTACCATTCCTTTCACAAAATGGAGACAGGAATCAATTAAAGGATATGGAAACGCCATAGTTCCACAGGTGATTCTTGAGATTTTTAAAGCAATAGAAGAAGTAGAACAATTAGAGTAAAAAAAGATATGAGTAAAATTAAGAATTTAAACATAGGCGACTTATTCTCTATTCGCAAAAATGGAGTGACGTATGAATTTCTCGGATATTGCCCGATAGAAAACATTCCACTTGCTTTTAATCGGAGTAAATATGAGACAGTATATTTTGAAGATGAAAATAAAAAGGTCTATCCACTATGAAGATAATTGTTAGTTTCTCCGGTGGCAAGGATTCGCAAGCCTGCCTAATCCAAGCCGCCAATAAATACGGAATCGATAAAATAGAAGCGGTTTTCTGTGATACGGGTTGGGAACACCCTGATACCTATCAACACATTACAGGTATTTGTTCTCAAATGGGGGTTAAATTGACCACGCTAAAATCAAAGTATGACTTTGTCTCTTTAGCAGTGTATAAAAAACGTTTCCCATCTACCAATGCCAGGTTCTGTACTTCGGAACTAAAGATGAAACCTATGATTGATTATGTGCTTTCGCTAAAAGAAAGTTGTATTATCATTCAGGGAATCAGAGCAGGTGAAAGTGCCACACGTGCTGCAATGGAGGATGAATGTATGTACTTCAAATCATATTTTCAACCTAATAAGAAAGGGAAAAAAGAAACTTATCGGAGTAAAGAGGTTCGAGAATGGTGTTCAAAGTACGATGCTTCCGTTATCCGCCCAATTTTTCGTTGGACTTCACAGAATGTTATTGACTGTATTCTAAATGATGGACAAAAGCCAAATCCACTTTATTACAAAGGATTTTCTCGAGTTGGTTGTTTTCCCTGTATCATGTGCCGGAAACGTGAAGTATTGCAATTAATGCAAGATGAACCGATGAAACAAAGACTGCTGGAAGCGGAACGCCTCATGCGTGAAAAAACAGAGCGTGGCTCCACTTTCTTTCCACCAACCTATATTCCAAGATATGCATGTACAAACCGGAAATATCCAACGGTTGAAGATGTCTTCCAGTATGTGACTGATAAGAATGCTACGCTGGATGCTTTCGAGCCGGAAGGTGGTTACGCTTGCATGAGCATGTTTCATGGATTGTGTGAGTAATAGAGTTTAATTCAAAGAAAGAACAATAATGAATCAAATGGATATAAAGTTAAGTAAGATGCAGCTTATTCATTTAGGAAATATCTGTAAGAAAGGATGGGGTGGTTATAGTAAACCCTCCGATGATTTAGAAGAAATGGTAAAAAACGGTCTATTGACAAAATCAGCCGGACCATTCGGTGATGTCGTTTATCGTCCAACTGCCGAAGGACGTAGATACATTAACTCAATATTAATACGATATGAATATTAATTGTAAAGAATATATAACCGGAGTATTTCGTGGTGATAATGGTGAAAACATGGTAACACATCTTTATGATGGTGATTTCTCTAATCCGGGTTATCCTATGTGTTCTCGTGGATGGAATAGGAAATGGTATGATAAGGATGGTAAAATAGAAGATTATGAGTATTCTATCTTTAGAAATAATATTTCAAACGTTGGAATATGCAAAGTCTGTTTAAAAAGAGCTGAAAAGGGGCTTCAATCAATTAAAAAGCCAAAGAATAAAAAATCAAAACAGAATAAATATGAGCAAAATAACTTTGGCTGATAATATAATGTCAGCAGTAATCAAAATGTGTGAAGGTAATCCGGGAACTATGACAGCCCTCATGGAGATTATTAAATGTGGTAAACAAGTTGATCCTGATGACTTTATGGGAGGACTTGGGAAAATCCTTGCTTTAGATACACTGGAAATCTATGGAACAAATATATATGTGTTATGGAATGATATTTGTGATAGGAATACTTCTAAAATGATTGCAGTTCTTAGAGCTAATCAATTGGGCTTTATCTCAGACCAAATATTAAAAGATGCGTGCCATAAACAAGATAGAAGCGGACGTAAAATCATTCCCGTCGAGGAACTGTATTCTAAAGTGGTTGAAAGGCTTCCTCGTTTCGATTTAGTCAATCGTTAATCTTCAAATCCAGAATAAATATGAAATATATCTGTATCAAGGAATGCTACGCATTAGATAAGCAATCACTCATACCAAAACTGTTCTTCCATGCCGGACAAATATATGAGTTTTCAGAAGAACCCGATAGGACGTTTTTCAAGAAAGTAACCACATAACAACAAGATAATAATGAATATTGGATTAATAGACGTCGATAGCCATGACTTCCCCAATTTGGCACTAATGAAGTTATCCGCTTGGCACAAGTTACAAGGTGATACCGTAGAGTGGTACAATCCATTTGAACATTATGATAAAGTTTACATGGCTAAAGTATTCAACTTTACAGAAGATTATCGGCAATGGATAACTAACACAGATCAGATAGAGAAGGGTGGTACAGGTTATGACCTATCAAAAACGCTTCCAGCAGATATAGACAGGAGTATTCCTGATTATGATTTGTACAATGTAGATAAAAAACTGGCATACGGTTTTCTCACTCGTGGATGCCCCAACAAATGTAAGTGGTGCATAGTTCCACAAAAAGAAGGTAAGATAACTCCTTATATGGACATTGAAGAAATAGCCGTTAATGGAAGGAAAAATATCATCCTCATGGATAACAATGTGCTCGCATCAGATTATGGTCTACAACAGATTGAGAAAATTATCCGTCTAGAACTGCGTGTAGATTTCAATCAAGGATTGGACGCTCGTTTAGTGACAGATGATATTGCCAAGCTACTCGCTAAAGTGAAGTGGATAAAACGCATTCGATTTGGTTGTGATACACCGGGACAAATTGTAGAATGTGAACGGGCTACTGCATTGATTGATAAGTACGGTTACAAAGGAGAATACTTCTTTTATTGCATCCTGCTCAGTGACTTCAAAGAAGCATTTGAACGAGTAAATCATTGGAGAATGAAAGGCGGTCGGTTCTTACCACATTGCCAGCCTTACCGGAACTTAAATAATCCTCGTCAAATTATCCCTCAGTGGCAAAAGGATTTAGCCGGATGGGCTAATAAGAAGTGGATTTTTAGAAGTTGTGAATTTAAGGACTTTACTCCACGAAATGGATTTGTTTGTAGTGAATATTTTTAAATCAATTAGAGTAAAAAAAAGATATGAATAAAAAAGTAATTCCAAGATACTATAAATGCTCTCTTGATGGTAAACATTGGTGGAGTACTTTTGCTACATCTACTGGGCAAGCAAAGCAAGCCTATATACACATGTTGGATGGCTGTGCGGATGATTGCTTTCTATCCATTATTTGCCGTGTAGATAGTCCTAAAACACCACAAGCATTTAAAGATAATGCAAAATACAGGGGTATTCCTTTTGCTTATGTTGGGATGAATGTTAAAGTACACGGTGATAAGGGGATAATAGTTGGGCACAATAGTAGTGCTAATCTGGATGTATATTTTTTAGAAGGTAATAATAAAGGGAAAAAACTAAATTGTCACCCAAACTGGAAAATACAATACTTTAGTAAGAATTGGAGATTAATCAAAGAGTTTTAACTAATAATAGAATAGAAGTGAAAGCAATAACAATGAAACAGCCGTGGACCTCTTTGATAATCCACGGAATTAAAGACATCGAAAATCGAACTTGGCCGTGTCCTAAAAAGTATATCGGACAAAGGGTATTAATACATTCAAGTGCCATCCCCGTGAAAATGATAAATCCTAATAGTGTATTCACAAAGCAACAATGGGACAGTTTCTCACCTGGATTTCAGAGAGAGATTATTTGCGGTGAGGGATATGCAAATTCTGCTATCATCGGAAGTGTTAAGATAGTAGACTGCGTAGTAAACCACTCTTCCATTTGGGCAGAGAAAGGAGTTTATAACTGGGTGTTAGCTAATCCTATTATCTATGATGAACCTATCGAAAATGTAAAAGGGAAATTATCTTTCTGGGACTATCCCGGTATCAAAGAAGTAAGTATTGAGTGTCCAGAATGTGGTAGCATAGAGATAGCAGTTGAAGATTATACAACAGCCCCTTTTCCAACTTATTTGCATAGGTGCAATAAGTGTGAACACGTAATTATGGAAAGTGAATGGAATATAACAATATAGATATGAATAATGAATTTATTGACGGTATTTGGTTTGCCGTTCAACATATTGTAGTAGTCAGAGATATGCCTGTTATCGCAGCAGGAATAATTAAGGAATCAGATCTTTCAATTGATGACTGTAAAGCTGCACAAAAAAGGAGTGGTTCTTTCGACAAGCAGATGAGAAAGTTTATTAAAACTGAATTAGAGTAAAACAAGATAAATATGAATGAAATTGACTTTTTAAATAAACAACTTACCATTGAAGAGCTTAATAATTTCTTGCATGAATTAATGGGATATTCGGCTTGTTTGCCCGAATACCCATCAAGAATAGAGCCAATAGAGATAACAGATGATGAGGGAGATCCCGTTAATTATTATCATTTAATTGGCAACAAAGATATTACCATAGTTCGGAATGCGCTTTTTCTCAAGGAAAAAATAGATGAAGCACGTGGTGAATGGAGTGGAAGATATGATGTGCGACAAAGCATTAAACAAGCATTAGGAATTGACTAAAAACAAAATAGTAATGAGCAAAGAAGAAGCTATACAAGCAATGAAAGAGGGTAAGAAGGTTACGCACCGTTTCTTTTCCTCTGAGGAATGGATGACTATTGCAAACGGATTTCTTCTTTTAGAAGATGGTGTACGTATCTCTTTGGAAGATTTCTTTAATTTTCGTAATGATAGTCTTTGGGATGATGGATATGAATTGTATAACCCCTCATAACGAGAATAAGTATGAACAAAAAAGAAATCATACAAGCCATTAGAACCTTTAAGAAAACCCTAAAAAAAGGTAGTCCTAAAACAGTATGGAACTCCAGTTGCTGGGACATTCACGAAAAGTTATACACTGTTGATGAGATAGCCGCCCGTTTTTTGCGGAAGAAGGGGTATAATGTACAAATTGACATATCCGATAATACAGAATGTCCCTCTTATTCGTTCGGCTACATACGATTCTATCGTTATGTGAGAATCTGTTTTAACCAATATCAAAACAAGAAATAATGAGAAAAATGCTATTAATATGTGTTATTCTTGCTCTAACAGTAGGATGTAGCACAAAGAAAGTCCCATATGTGACTTTCAAGAGAGAATATAAAGAAAACCGCTTTACAAAACAATTTCAGGAAGCGGATTCGATGTTTAAAGAACAATACAAATATAAGAAATAATGGATGCAAAAACACTCTTTACCAAAGTTGTCCAGATGCGCAAAGCGCAAAAAGAATATTTCAAATGTCGTACTCAAGCTAATTTACGAATTTGCAAAGCACTCGAAGCCGAGATTGACCGGGAGATTGAACGCGTTAATAACCTTATCCCTCCTCCCAAACAACCGAAACAAAAGAACTTATTCACAGATTAAAACCAATAGATTATGAATTCAACAGTATTAAAAGAAATCATAGCGTTCCTCTTTGGGCGCAAATATTATGCCAATATCGTAGCCACTAAAGGTACAACCAAACAAGAAATCTGTTCTTACATTTTTGCAACAAAAGAAGCCGCTAACCGGCATCGACTGGAAATCGAAACGACCTTATCGTTTACTTTTGTCGAAACAGTTACCTTTCGTTCGCATCGAGTGCATCTTAATACGTCAGTAAAAAGTTAAACTACAACAGCTAATCATTCATCATACTTTCGTACTATGATTATCAGTAAGTTAAAATTATGGTGGCAATCACTGCTGTATTATGTGATTGCCGATCCTACAGACAACTCTATAACGCTTTCCAAACGCTTGTTCTTGCATATCAAGAATAATGCCAGGAAGAGTGATGCAGCGCGTGTATTCGTTTTCCGTATTTCCGGAAATGACACATTCGGTTTTTCTATCAATCCAGATATTAAACAACCAACCCAAATGTGTGATATTCAATACAACGACAAGTATAAATGTATAGGATTTGAAACGCTCTGTCCGTCAGTTGGCCGCATTCTTTATGAATATGGATTATCTGATAGTTGCCGGATAAAGTTGTCCGTATCAATTCAGAAAACTCCACAAGGAAAAACTTATTATAAATTCGACAAGCCAAATGCAAAGTATATTAGGAAACACCCGAAAAGCTGATATCACCTTTTACGCATCAGGAAGGATAGATATTAGTGCTCGCGTCGCAAAACATCTCCAGCTCTCACGCGGAGATGTTTTGGACATAATGATTGACCAAGATGAATTTTACCTTTACGTTAGACTTCGTTCACCAAACGGGAGGCATGAAGCGATGGTATTCCCAACGAATAAGGCAGGAAATCATTTCAGAACTTCATCAAGCAGACTTTGTACAGCAATTCTCCAAGAATGTAAAGCAACAGCTAAAGCAAGATTATGTGTAGGAGAACCAACAGAAAACGAATACGGTAAACTATTACCAATTATCACTAAATACCTTTTGTAATATGATAAAAGAGATTAAGTACAATGGATATTCTGCCAATCCATCAGATTACGAATGTGCAGATGGTGACTTGTCAGTTGCAATGAATCTTATTCCTGAAAATGGAGTATTAAAAGGCATTCAAAAGCCTCAATGTTTATTCACTCTCCCACAAGGAAAAAAGGTGATATACATACATAATATCTCGGTATATAAACATTACATAATCTACGATACAGAATCCAACGCCTTACAATGGTTATCCTCTAATGACACTGATAAACAGCCCGAAGATATAGTATCTATCTCTGGAGAACTCTATCAGGTAACATCACTTGGGAACACATTAATCATACTCACATCCGAGGGCATAATTTATGCCCTCTACAAGTCTGGAACATACGTACTCATAGGAAGTAATCCCGTATTTCCATCGCTCTCTTTCCGACTAAGAGCATCTATGGGAAACTCGGATATGTTATCTGCAAGTTTCCCCGGATTTACTCCGTCTATTATTCTTAATTCACTTATTCTCTCAATAGAAGCCAGCCAAGCTGTAAGAGATACTGTATTGGCATATACCAATAAATATACCGCCGATGCAAAAACAGCAGGGGCATTCCAATACCCGTTCATGATAAGATATGCCTACCGTATGTATGACGGAACACTCAACTACATTTCACCTCCAGTAAAAATCTACCCGTCATATGGCATACCTTATCTCATACATTATACTGGTTATGAGGCTAATAATGGTCTATACACCAAATTTAATATGGTTGTATCGCATGTTGCATCAAGATTATATTACGAGATAACAAATTTCGATGAAGTGAAAGAATCTGTAGCCGAATGGGGGGAATTGGTTAAGAGTATTGATATATTTATCACTCCCCCACTCTATACTGTTGATCAGGACAGTATGTGCAAATCAATCTCCCCATATGCCTATTTGGGACCAATGGGTGGTTCGTCCGCATTTTTAAGTTATTGCGCTAACTCCGGTAATGAGAATATCAACGGTAAATTAATATATCGATGTCATAATGCAAGTGAATCAATCAATTCCAATCAACTTTTCTTTGGAATGTCAGGTAAATCACTTGTAGATGATGACTCTTCATTACCTTTCTACCTTATCTCTTCCATTGACGTAAAAAAAATACAATCGGGTGAGAACATTGTTTCTATTGAAAATGGTGCTCTCAATTCACTTGAGGCAAAAGAAGTAATGGAGGGTGACAGCAATTTAATGGGAACAATTGTCGCAAAACATGCATTTCCATACAACGCACGTCTAAATCTTACCGGAGTAACCATTATTCCTCCAACTTTTCCATTAGAATCTTGTTTTCAATATGCTAATGGAGAGTATGATAACGAAACTAAAAAAGCCGTTGAGAAAACATATTCTTATAAAGCATACATCTTCATTGAAGCCGAGAAACGAAAAGTTATGGTACAGTTTCTTTCCGGTATACCAATGAATATTGTTGATTCATACTTCTTTTATCCTAACATCAATGCAACAGAACTTTTAATTGAGCGCATAGATGAAAATGGAACGAAATCCTATTCATTCAACAAATTACATAAGCATGAAACACTTAATGGGGTATATGGAAGTATCAACACAAGTTTCTCTAGTAAACCTGATATGAGTCTCATCACTGACACAGAGATTGGAATCCCATATTTAAACAAAATATACACTTCGGATGTAAACGATCCTTTTTCATTTCCCGCTCTCGGAGTCTGCGCTGTTGGAACAGGTACAATCATTGGACTCAGTTCAGCCGCAAAAGCTTTATCGCAAGGTCAATTTGGACAATTTCCCCTTTATTGCTTCTCTACTGATGGAATCTGGGCTCTCGAAGTTTCTTCTACAGGCTCTTATTCCGCGCGTCAACCAATCACACGCGATGTATGTGTCAATACAGATAGTATTACTCAAATTGATAATGCCGTCCTATTCGCTACCGACCGTGGGATTATGCTTATCAGTGGCTCTACAAGCCAATGTATTTCCGATATCCTTGATAGCGAATTAGCTTTCTCTGTCGACTCCCTACCCCACTTGAATACATTAATCAACAACAATGGGTTTTATCTAATCGACTTTCAATTTCTCACTTTCCGCGAATTCCTTAAAAGATGTAGGATGATTTATGATTACACACATCAACGTATTATCATTTACAATCCATCATGTACATATGCTTACCTGTATTCTATGGAAAGCAAACAATGGGGAATGATACAAAGCAACATCGTAAGTAATTTAAACTCCTATCCCGAGGCACTCGCCATGACTTCTGATAATAAACTTATCAATTGTTCACAAGCCGATGACACAGTAAAATCCATTACAGCATTAGCTGTTACCCGTCCATTCAAGATAGATGATCCAAACATGTTCAAAACAATAGACACCATCATACAACGCGGATATTTCAAGAGTAGCCATGTCTCACAAGTTCTGTATGGCTCAAATGATTTATTCAACTGGCATGCAGTATGGAGTAGTACCAATAAATATATGCGAGGTTTCCATGGCACACCATACAAAGCATTCCGACTTGTATTAATATGCAAACTAGACAAATCTGAAAGTTTGTTAGGGTTTACCGTCCAATTCAGCCCCCGTATGCTTAATAAACCAAGATAATTTACATAGGTTAGTTTTTCATATTAAGGTTAAGAAAGATTGTTAGCAAAAGAGCCGGAATGCGTGATGCACTCCGGCTCCTCTTTTTATCAGAAAGGTTTCAACTTTCGTTTTATTTTGCCCTTCCTCGACATAAGCGATGTCTGTATCTTAACTCTGATGCTCATTATCTTCTCCTCCCAATTAGCCTTACTACTTGGATTCGTTATACTCATCCAATCTGCAAGTACCTTACAGATAAGATACTCGTGTATCAGATGTTTTAGTAGCTTCACCGTAGATAAAGAAAAATCCTCCGGTAAAGTGAGTACAATATGATATTCTTCGGGAGCTACAAGAATATCATCAAGAGCTTCCTGTTCGTCCGAGATTTCCTCTTTGGTATATGGATATAGCATTTCCACACATTCTGCATGAGCAAGATTGAGTACACGTGTAACCCGGTTCACATTACCATTTTGTCCAATATCAAACACCTGATGCCGGGCATGTTCATTCTCCGTTTCCATAATGTCACCTTCCACAAAGGAGTAGTTCTCTATGTCATAGAGTAACTCTGAACGTTTGAATGTCAGCGCTACTGTTTTTGTCTGCTGGGGTTTCTTACAACAATATCCCATGAGAATACATTAAGAATAAGTCGGTCTTTCAGGTCGGCTACGTTTATAAAGCGCACGCTTTACATTCTCTAAACTTATCGCAGAATGCTGTACGTATGAAGCTGCATCTTCCGGGTTGGTAATGGCAAACCAATCTCCCAAAGCCATATCTACAAGGTAGGCATGAATACCATTGCCCAACGCATCAGCCGAAGAGTTGTTATAGTTACTCGGCAACTCGAATGCAAGTTCTAGTACACCATTATCATCAATTTCTTTTGCAATCAGATTGTTGCTTGTACTTTTGTCTTCTGAAAGATACTCTCCAAGCAGACTCTTCAAAGATGAAAACGCATTTGCCAATGAACGACGGATTTGATAGCTGTTTTCCTCATCATCACTCGCTTGCATATTAGAGGCAGCTTCGTAATTCTTTTTACCCTCTGCTTCACGCGCTTGCCCGGTCAAGTATGCTTTGTTCTGAATATCGTAAACAAGCTCCTTAACCTGTTGGGTCACTGTCAATGTTTTCTTGTTTTCTGCCATATTTTTATAATATTAAAAGTTAATAAATTAGTCGTATGTAGGGCGTGTCGGTCTTTTCTTAAAAAAAACCTTACGCATGATATCCTCCATATAGGTAGCAGCTTCCGTTGCATATCCGGTTGCCTCTTCTTTGTTGGTAAACGTGTACCACTTTGCCGTGATATTCATAACAAAAAATGAAAACAGGCTACGTTGCATACTTTCTGTTAGAGCTTTATCAAATGAACTCGATACCCCCAATGAAAGCTGATACACTCCAGCTTCCTCAACTTCATTAAGAAGTGTTTTTTTCAAACTATTACAGACTGTATTCTTACTCTCACTCCAGAAGCGTTCCAACATACTTTTATCCTCATCCGTTGTGAAGATACGATTGTATGCGAGTTCATCATCCATCTTCGCTCCGGTATAAGATGTGGTCTGTGCCACCTCTTCATATACACTTTCTTTATTGACGGTTAAAGCAATATCTGTCATAATTAAAAATTGAATAGATTACATGATACACCAACTCCAATATATGGTGTAAATTCCGGCACCCCTCTTAATGCTATTCCATATCCAATTTGAACACCAACACTCCAACGTTTCTTCCTCGACCTAGGATAGCAGTCGTTAATGGTTACCACTTCATGTTGCGAATGTAATACCAAGCTGTCAAGTTTCGGGTTATATCCGCTTACGTATGCCGTATATAAACTATCCTTGTATACCTTTTTGGTAATAGGAATAATCACATCTACACTATCCTCTGATACAGATTCATGGAAATTTTTCACGCTTTTCGGAAATTCTGATACGCTTTCCGGCAATTTCGAGACTGTAGGAAGACGTTCAGTAACATATCGAATAATAAAGCTGTCTTTAGGAATGGGCTTATAAAATGGTATTGTATCAACATAGGTTGTTCTTGTTGTATCTCTTGTTTTCTGTTGCCTACTTGCAAAATGTACTACATTCATAAACAACGAAGCAAGAAATACAATCATAAACAACACTACTGCAATATTCTTAAGTTTTCCCATACTTGGTGACGTATTTGATTATTGCATTTACATGAGTTTTAATAATAGCTTGCTTCCCCTCATCTGAGTTGAGGAAAGCCACATCTTCTTTATTATCCTGAAAAAAGTTTTCTGTAAGAACAGCCGGACATTTGGTTTTTACCAAAATGTAGAAGTTCTCTTCCCAATCTGGATCTCCGTCCGAATTATCCCTACGGATTTTTTGTCCGGCAAAATTCTGTTCGGCTTCCTCGTATAACATAGTGGCCAATTCATCCGATTTTGTTTTACCTTTTGAAGTGTATGCCGACCAACCTCTTGCACTCATCCATTCGCCGTTTCCCGCAGCATTGCAATGAATAGAAACAAGTAATACATTTGTTGCCCCATACCGTGCACAAATCTCATTCACACGTCTTGCCCGTTCTGCCAATGGCACGTCTATTGTCTCATGTACAATACGCTCTACATCATATCCTTTCGCACGCAAAGCTCGTTCCACAGATTCTGCGATCTCGCGTGCATAAAGGTATTCTCGTAATTTCCCATCAGGAGAACGTTTGCCCGGTGTATTTTCCCCGTGTCCATTATCTATTAATATTTTCATAATTAACTATTTAAACGTTGATAGAAATCTGTCTTTATATTGTCGTATGCAAGTTTCACATTGGTATAAGCACGTGCATTGTTTTCACCATCTTCATTGTAAATTTCACCTTCAACTACACTCACAACATCTTCCACCCAATTCTCATTACAATATTCTGACAAAGGTTTCCCATGATATACAAAGGGGTCAAAACGACTCTTTCGATCATCGTGGATTACTTGAAGTGATTTCCGTATTTTGTTTACAGTTGCTTCTCGGTCAGCTATGTGATTCTCTATTCGAATCCGCTTTATCAACCTACAAACCTGTTCGATACTAAGGTCAAAAGCGAAACCTGTTAAATTCCGGATACGCAGTAAGGTTTCAGGTTGAAGTCTTTCCATTAAGTTTCGTTGCAGACTCACATTGTCTTGTACTGTATCAAGCAATTGATTCAAACACTCCTGTTGTTCCAGAAGGCGGTTTATCATACTCTTAAACCATTTGAATAATGCTATCATCATAGCTGCTGAAAGCAAAAGAAAAAATGCAGCACTCACAGCCATCATGCCATAGTCACTAATGTCTTTAGCCACCTCCGTTACATGTTGTACTTCCGTCATACGATAGTTCTCACTAATTGTCCTACACACGTTCCGGCAACTGTTAAGCCGAAATCTATCCAGTCCCAATTGCCTCCATGCGCTTTGTCCTTATACTCCAAAGCACCTGCAGTAAGCACACCTGCATAGGTTGCAGAAAACCAATCAAACGCACAAATACCGATACCAAATCCCCCAACAAGATGTTTCCACCTGTTGCTTTGTGCAAGCCATTCAATCAATTTTTTCTTCATTCTTGTCTATTTTATATTAAACACTGTCCAATCTACACTGTCTTTTTCTTTCCAACCATTTTGAACAGTTTCTATCACATACAGGCTCATTGCCTGGGAGAATGAGATAAATTCATCTACATTCTCGAAGGTGTAGTAGATGGGAGTACCATCTTCCTGTTCATTGATTTTTAGGGTAAGTGGATATGGAATATTTTTGTTACGTTCTATAGCAGCAAAATTCAATTGATTTTCAGCAGATAGGTATATCGGCTTTTCATTCCATATAAAGCCGTTCACGATCTTCTCCTGCGTGGCAGTATTTATAGTAGAGATAATAAGTTCCTTGACCTCGGAAAGTGTTGGACTGTGGTCAAATGTATGTCGGTACTCCCAACCTCTTTCACTTGCCTCATCATCCTTTCCAAAGCCATAAAATAATATCCATTTGGTTCGGCCTGTATGTATAAGCCCATCCTGCCGCTGCTTTGTGCCGTAAATCTTTTCCATCTTTATGAATTTTGATTTTCAACAAAAGTAGCGGATGAGATGCGGATTCGTATGTTATCTTTTACCTGTTAGGTGAAATTATATTTTCGTTTACCTCCGTCAAAAACTTCACCTTTAATTATTGTCTCAAACGGAAAACCATCCTCAATGTCACTGACTTGATCTAAAATCCCCTTCATTTCCGCTGAAGCCGTAAAGAACTTTCCCCATTCTTGTTTAGCAGGATTACGAAATGATACCAAATATCTGTTCTCACCTTCCTTGGTGTCTATACCAGTTTCAAAATCATGTATTTCAATAGGAATGTTTACTATATCACTCAATCGTGTCACTTTACCTGGAAAGCGTTTCTTTCCGTCAGCTGGGGTGTATGTTACACCCATTTCTGAAAATTTCTTCATATTCTTTTTTGTAAGTATATAAAATAGATGCTTGCAATCGGCATGGCAAGCCATACCCTTAAATGATCCAATTATTTGTTGTCTACGCTTTCGGGATTTCAATTTAGACAGTTTTCTAGCAGCATTTACTTTTATCCGTTTCCTTAACAGAGTATGGCTACCATAATTTACATACCCAAGAGCATCCATACCAGCAGATATAGGGGCAACTCTCTCACTTGATTTTATCGTAAGCCCCATCTTATCTGCTTCGATGTGCAAGCAGTCACGTAACCTCCATAACTCGCGTTTACTTTCTCCAAGAATAAAAATGTCATCGCAGAATCGAAAGTAATATCTTGCTCCATGCACATCAATCATCCGGTGGTCAATATCATTGTGATAAAGATTACCGAGGAATTGAGATGATCGCAATCCCTTACTGATACCACATTCTCCATCAGGATAGAGTGCCTTCACAAAATTTTCAAGAATGGGCAAAAGAAGAGGATCGCCTACATATCTTTTAATAATAGAAATTAAAGTTTCGTGATTAATACTGTCATAATATCCTTTGTAGTCGCTTTGATAGTAATATTTGAGATTAGGATTTTCTGCTATTGCAGCTTGTATCTGATGAAACAACCCATGCGGGCCACGTCCTTGTATGGAAGCAGCGGTAGTTTCTATCAATAAAGAAGAAAGTCGATTCTCCAAAGGTTCCATAATAGCATTACTCCCTATGCGTTCTATGACCGAAGGAGCTTGTACTGTTCTTACTTTCGGGCCGTCTTCAGTAAGAAATGATTTAAGGTTCTTGATACGGAATGTACCATTACCAATTTGGTTTTTCAACGTTTCAAATATTTTTCCTTTATTTGTCACATAACGAATCATTCTTGGAGAACATTCGATACCGTCTATGATAGTTTTCGGCATAGACCTGTTCCCATTTCGAGCATCTGCATTTCGTAGATTCGCCATGACACGCTTAAATGAGCGTTCCAAATTTTCGTCTGATATAATTTCCGGTATAAGATTATATAACGGATAACTGACCAGAGGTATATTTCCAGTCAGCTTAAATAAATCATCAATTTTACAGACCGCCTTCCGGTCTCGTGGGGTCAAGCCACTCCCCACATATGGTTAATGTTATGTTCCGGCTTTCCATAAAATATATATATTATATTATTATGCTGTTGCCGAGGTTCTAATCCCTCGGAGAATATCGGTGGTAATCTCGTACCTTATATAGAGTCTCCGATTAGTTTAACCAACAGAATTTCAGCCGCGCCCCGTAGTTCGTGTTCGAGTTCGAAGATGCATTGTTCGCGTTCGCATAAGCGAGACCGCTGTTCGCATTCGAGTTGTTGCCAGACCGCAAAACACAACGGCGCGTGGGATTGTCCACCTTCTATGTTTTAAAGAGTTATACTTCCAAAACCAGCAATACTTAAAGAGGCCTCCATCCCCATTGCTCTGAATACACGCGCAACAGTCGAAAGTGTCAGATTCCTACCACTTTCTATTTTCGACACCTGTGCACGCTGAACACCAATCTTCTGGGCTAGTTCCTCCTGTGTCATATTTTGGGATTTCCGAGCTTTCTTAATAGCCTCACCGATAAGGAACGACTGCAATTCAGCCTCATATTTATCCCTATGTGGTGTACCGACTTTCCCAATGTGCTTATCCTTAACTTCATCAAGGGTATAAAATTTAATCGTTTCCATATCACTATTTTTTTGAGTTGAAATACAATTTTCTAATAGCTTCCGCTTTGTTAATCTCTTTACTTGGGGTCTTTTGTGTCTTTTTGACGAATCCGTGCGTAGCAATAACCAATGTTTCCGCATCAGTATCCCAAAAAGCCAACAAACGATATTGAATACCTTTATAAAGAGTGCGGAACTCCCAAATATCCGTACCATCCAATTTTTTAAAAAGGTCTTTATCCATATATCCATTGGCAACCTTATCTACATTATAAACAATCTTGTCTTTAATGTCTTGGCGCAAAGTATCAAGAAAGGCATCTGCCTCGCTTGACATTATCACTTTGAATCTTGCTTTCAATTCCATATCTTGTTATTGCATTGCAAAGATACAAAAAATGTTCCATATATAGAACATTTTAAGGCACAAATATTCATGCTGCTCTATAATATATTACCCAACCTACATTAGAAAAAGAGAGAGGGAGCAGTCTCCCGTTGGTCGACTCTCCCTCTAACGCTTTTTTCGCAAGAACGAGTTTCGCTCTATTCAATTATTACGAATTTTCCGCGGAAGGCCAGCCGCGCCCCGTAGTTCGCGCTCGAGCTCGAAGATGCACTGTACGCGTACGCAAAAGCGAGACCGCTGTACGCATTCGAGTTGCTGCCAGACCGCAAAACACAACGGCCTCGGCTTCCACTTATCCAAAAACCTGCTGCATAATGGGTTACATACTTACTCGTATCTGCATTATGAACCCTGCTTGGCAAAATATCGCATTTTGCTCCATGTACCAAGCGTACCACACAATTTGCGTTGGAAGATTCAACTGATTTCACTGTACGTTCAGTCTTTTTCACAGGATCATAAATATGGGCTATATAATCCAAAGGATACGAACTATCAGTATCAATACATCTTGCTTTGTAGAATGTTTCATAACTTGGGATATTAAATGCAATATAATCCATCCACTCTGAATCACAGCCTACATAATGCTTCAAACCAAGTATAGAATTAAGAGAATTACCAGCATTACTACTATCTGCCATACCAATGGAATCCAGCTTATTTAAAATAGCGTCATGTCCTCCATTACCGACTACAGATTGTTCGTTGGTTGTTCCGTCTAATGCCCACCAAAGATTACTAATCTCTTTGTGTTGTTCATAATCCTGTAATTGGTAACCTGCACCTCTCAAACGGGAAATATTCTGGAAATCCTTTGCTGTGTAGTTTAAGGTAGCAATCGGCATCTCAATAGGATTACCACTACTATCGTATTTCCATTCACCTGACGTAGTGGATGTACCATTACCTTTCTTTGAGCGTACCTCGCCAGAAAGACTTCGTGGCATCTTCAAACCGTCAATAGTAATAGGATAAACACCTACAAGACTGTCATTATCACCTACTGTATGTTCAGTCCATTCCGGCTCAAGAGCCTCAATGCTGGCACTATCCACAGAAAGACACTCAACATCACCAATGTCGCGAAAAGAAGTAAAATAGAACCATTTTGCACCGCTAGGTACATCGCAGAATACACACTCACCTATAGAAAAATCAAAATACGTATGACTTACGGACATAATGAATATACCAAGTACACAATTACCTTCATCAGTGAATACACCACCTAGTCGCGCATGATTCAATCCCGGCCATTTCACCTGCTTCATACCTTTTACGTCCATCTTATAGCTGTTAGTATTAGAAGCTGTAGATATAACATCCTCACTCATAACCTCACCAATAACAGCATCATTCGCATACACTCCAGTATTCTCCTTGTACAGAAGTTCAGAAAGTTTAGCCTTCTTGCTGTGTAATGCAGTTGAAATAGGCTCGTTTTCCGTAACAGAAGTAATAAAATACTTCACTTGGTTCTTATAATCATTTACGCCTTTATACCAATAGTGAGGAGCATGCCAAAATATATCAAAACCCTCCCCTGCCGTATCTGCAACATCAAAGCTACTACCATCTTTCAAATAGTTGAAGTCTGTATCACTCAACTGTACACCTTCCATTTGATTCTTCTTCGTGTTGAACGAGCATTTAAAGGCGTGGCAACCTTTCTTTATAGCAAGAGTATGTCCACTAGGAATATATGTGTTACCGTAGTCTTCACCTGTCTTGTTTTCAGGATTGCTGTACTTCTCACATGAATCGTTATCCACAACATCATTGATTTTCACAATAGAAAATTGCGAATTATGGAGCTCTAACTGTGGAAAATATGCAGTAAGGACATTTACTTCACTCTCTTCTACAAGTTCACTCAATATCCAACGTCCTGTAATACCACTACACTGTCCACTCTCATCGTATGCGTTCCCGTTTGCATCAAGCCCAATTGCTCCACTATCCTTTATAGAACGTAACAAATCAACACTAGCAGTTGCATTTACATTAGGGATACGTACAGTTCTGATCGCACTCGCATTAATTATCTGCTCTAAAAGTGTCATAGCATCCACATACGGACATTCATTTACAAATATCTTTGCTACCTTGCCTACACCTCCTAGCGTAAGTCCTCCGGGATAGGTCAGGTTTGGCAGATTGTTCAATACAAGTTCCGTCATCGTATCGGGCAGCGTCAATGTACTAATGGGAGCAGTTTCTGCAAGGTCTATGGTCGATAACCCTGTGCCGTCCGCATATACTTTCTCCAAACGTGGACACTTCGATGCGTTAACGCTCAATAGTTCCGTATGCCGCACATCGAATACCCGCAAGAACGGCATATCGCCCAAATCAAGATTAGTCATATAGCCAGTGTTACCAGGCGACATCGTCCAATCTCCGTGCGTGTTGCTACCAAGGAAAAGTTCCTGCAACAACACCATCTTCGACAATGTATTACCGAATTGAGGGTCAATGCTGATTTCACTCAAGTCAATCATACTCATACGGTCGGCTTGATAGATGTAGAGCATGATGTTCTCGCCATGTTGGAAATTACTGAACACACCCTCTTCTCCAGCTTTCAGATAGATGCCCTGCGTGATGTTTCCACTGTCGTTACCAATTCCGAAGTAGCCTGTCTTTGCAGCCTTAAAACGGATAACCGCCCCCTCTTTCGCACCGATACGACCGCCTATATAACCGCTCTCTGCTTTGAAGTCGCCACAACGATAGTAGCCGTCGCGGATTCTCCAACGTTGTTCGATGAACGCCGGTAGAGAAGTAAGTCCCAATCCCTGCAAAGCATAGAAATAAATATCGCTATATCCGGTGTATTTGATATACTTACGCTCTCCGTCGTAACTTGACACCACTTTTGGCCACTTCTTCAATATTTCCGTAACGAAGTAATGGAGCGCACCTTTCGGAGAGAATGGGCCCGAACCAATGCCGAGCGTGTCCGGAAGTGAACGCATGGTGTCAGCGATAGCCGAAAGCGTAATAGTGTTACCGTTTTGATCCACCTCCATAGTCTGCTGTCCGCGTATGTCGTTCCACAACACGCTGCCTCGTCCTGCGTACGCGCTACTCGTCAAGTCGCCAGGGTCAACCTCCGGATCAATGGTCTGACCACCGTCATTGTCCTTGCCGTTACAGGTATCACAATCATACACCTTGTTGCAGTACATTCTTCTGGCTTCCATACCGTTTGCTCCACTATATACTCCATCTTTCACGCTACAACCGTCCTCCAAGAACCACATAGGTTGCATATTCTTCGCCTGTTGGTCAACGGCGGCAAGGTAGTCCGTAAAAAGATAGTACGACACAAGGCTGTACGGATTTATGTACTTCCACATCTTCGCTTTCCAAATCTCCTTCCAAGTGTCTTTAAGTTCCTCTTTGGCATAGTCACAACTGTCACAGAACACCAGCACGTTAAACAAGTCGTAAGGCACTTTGCGTCCCATAGCCAAGTCTATTTGCAGTTGGTCATCGTCTATCATACACTCGAAGTAGCGTGTCCACATCGGATAGGTCGGTTGTCCGAGTTTCAGTTTTGTTACCCACGATGATTCTGCCGTGGTCGGTTCCATCATGTCATCAATGCTTCCCACTCCCTGCCACCAGTTCATGGCATCATAAGTCAGCAGCTCATAACCGCTTACAGGATTCAACACCTTACCTGTTATCTGCCACTTGCCGCCTACCTGCTTCATCTCGCCGCTCTGCTTCGTCCACGCACCGCTATCGTAAGCCATGAAACGGTAGTTCTCGCCACAATAAAGGGAGAGCATATAGAGTTTACTTTTGTCTGTGGTACTATCGCTCTTGAAGCGTGATTCGATTTCATCAAGGGTTTCGTCTCTTCTGCCGAAGTATTCGATGAAGTCGCCATAGTTCAAACACCCTTTGTTGTAGCCGGGTGTGTCTTTGAAACCGAGTGCCACCTGCTCGCCTTTATCCTCTTTCCAATTACCTTTGGCATGGAACCAAGCATCGGTAAGACTTTCCATAGTCGAACGGAATGCGGCAATCGGGTGGTTGGCAGTCGAATGGTTCATCGTCAATCCGCTCAATGATATGTCTCCTTTTACCCATGTTCCGTCAAAGGCACGTTGTGCCGGAGTCAGATAGTTGTTGCCAAGGGCGCGATATGTAGCATTCATAAGGTTACAAACTCCGCAGTCATTGGCATTGCTACTATCGGAGTAGTCCACCTTTACCGTGATGATTTTCACAGGTATAGAATTCTCGCCTACACGTACATAGCCTAATTTCATCAGGTCATACGAAACCTTTGCATCTTCGTTGGTATATTCCGGATAGATAGGGGAAACTTCCCAACCGTCATTCTTCTGAAGATAGAAACGGTCATTCTTGATAGGGCGCTTTGCCGATGTCGTTCCCTGTCTGCGCCATTGCACATTGATAGCCTTGAAGCTGCGCCAAGGTCGTTTGGGATCATAGTAGAATAGTGTGCATTTGAACTTCTTGCTCGTGTCAATATCTCCGTCAAAGGTGTCAAAAGTCTGCTGATCATTCACAACTACATAGTAAGGGATACCTTTGGCGGCAAGAGATTCAAGAGTCGGACGGTTTTGCGTATCAAGCAAATTCTCCCTCTCATATTCATCAATCATCGCCGTTGTGTCGGTCAGTTTGCACAAGTAATTTCTAAATGCCTGTGCCCACTCGTAGTAACTGTTGTAAGCAAGGATGTAATAAAGGTATAGGTCTCCCTCTGTTCCGTCAAAAGTAACAGTCTTTGAGTTGAGAATAGCTCCGCTGTTACTGATATATCCTATACAGCCCACCTCTTCGCCATCCAAATACAGCTTCATGCATGAATAGTTGCTGCCACCACGGGTTACAAAGATAGTTGAAGGCTCTACAACGATAGCCATAGTGTGCTTTTCTCCGTTCTTAAAAGAGCGTTCTACCAATGCCGGCTGACCTGTTTTGCAGAAAATAGCAACCTTGTTTCCGCATACATAGAATCCGGCACCGCTGTCGGCATCGTAACACTCTATGAGTTTTGAGCTGGCTTCCTTGATGTTCTTGGTCGCAAAAGCGAATTGGAAAGCACAACCACTAGCACTTTCTACGGACGGATTTCCGAAAGGACGGTAATCCAATATCTCGGCTGTCACATTCTCAGCAATGCGCAAAGAGCGTTCGTTCAGATAGTCTATAAATCCGTTGCTTGACCAGTTCGCACCTTTGATTTCCATCTTTACCCCATTGTTGATAATGGTGTGGTCACTTTCACTGTTGCTTCGTGTGGAGAAGTCATACCCAAACAAAGCACCGTCCTTGATGGCAATGTCAATGGCACTTCCTTTAACCGTCACTTCTATTTCATTGGTGCTGACACTTCCACTTTCAGCGTGTACAGTAATACTTTGGCTTCCGTCCGCCTTATAGCCGCTTATCTGCTTGTTCACGGTAATCGTTTCAGCAATCATGGCATCAACAGAAGTAACCTTTTCTTCATCATAGAAAACATCAATATGCGTTTCTGTCTTGCCAGATGTATAGGCAGCTACTTCTACGGTCAGATTGTCATACAGACGCAATGTACCATTGTTCTTGTCATTGAAACGGAGGGCGACAATAGGTGTGCTATTATTCTCGTCTATGCACATAAGGGCTGAATAGATGGTATTACCTTTTACCCCCGACTTGCTTTCCGTACCGAAGATACGCACAGGATATGCACCATGCGAAAGTCGTTCACCACCACCAAACACATCGTTCGGATTCACGGATATACTCTTGGTATAACTGTCGCTTACCATTGCTTCACCGAGTTTCTTCCATTCTCCGTTGTAGTACATTTCCACGGTCGCAAGTATGGATGATGTGTTATTGGGAAATTTATAAAACTGTCCGATGTTCTTGGCGGATCCACCTACGGTAAGAACAGTGTCACTTGTGTAGTTCAATGCCATAGGCTGCTCCACGGTGATGTCCACGGCCACTACTGTAATGGCTTTCTTCTTAGTATTTCCGTCAGCATCTGTGGCTTGCACAAAGAAACTTTTGCTCGCCGCTCCGCTGAAATAGCCAGTAAAGTCAAGTTCAAACTTGTAGTCTGTGGCACTTGCAGAACCTACGATATTCATGTCCTCGCTAAATAGGGTTAGTCCCGTACTTGCATCAATTATGCTCACATTACGGATAACGCCAAGTGTTTCTACACCTCCCGGATAACTCACACTACGTAGGGCCACATTAATTTTTATGTCAGAACCAAACGCTACAATGGGAGCGACATCCTCAAAATAAATGGATAGGGTACTGTCCTCGCTGGAACCGCCTCCACCTCCATTCTTAGGTATTTTCAGTATCACATCTTCTATTTGGCCACCATTCAGGTTCACAGCTTTGTAGTAGATATAATCCTCATCGCTTTCCTCGTCAAAACCAGCGATTGCTTTTTCCTGCATCGCGTAAGCACCGCCTGTTGAAAGTGCATCTTTTCCTCCCTCTGCAGGGGTGTCCGATGTTTCCACCTTGCCACCTCCGTTTCCAAAGGCTACCCACGGCTTCAAATCATCCGGGTTTACATCGCTTACTTCTCGTGTAAATTGATAGGCAAGCCATACAGGTGCACCGTTGGTGTCGCTCTCTGCAGTCTTGAATGTCACTACAATACCGCTCTTAATGTATGCCACTCCGCTCTCTTGCTGAAGGTCAATAATGGCTTTTATGGCGGTGGATAACGTATATTCCACATCTTTGCACAGGACGTTTACATTGATTGTGTTGCCAACGCTTTCTCCGTTGGAAGCTCCGAAGTCCGTCCAGTTGCTTTCCTTATTCCAATCATCAGTGATAACCCATTGTTTGGACTGCCAACCTGCTTCAGTCTGAAAGGTAAGCACAACACCTGGTATTTGCAAAGATTCAGCATATTCGGATGTCGCACATCTATCAAGAGCCACCGAGAATGTTATCTTACGATTAGTAAGCCCAAAGAGTTGGTTCACATTTACTACGCTTAGTGCTACTATCTGTTTGTAATGGGACAACAATACGTTCTTGTTTTCCGTAATATCTTCATTGGCTTGTATCATTTTCTGCTTCAAATCCGCACCCTCATCGCCCGGAAATGCGGTCGAACTTGTATAGCCAAGGGCGAGGTCTGAACCAATGATAACAAGTGCTGAACCGCTCCAACGATAAGTCTTGTTTGTAATTGTGTCAGAATACACCTTATCCGAAACAGGAGTTATCCCGTCAATAGTTTCATTTCCAAACAATTCGGAATCCAGCCAGTTGTTGTAATATACACCGTCATAGAAAAGAACAAGCGAATCGGTGTCCTTGTGGTAGTAAATCTTACATCCATCATCCGTTGAACTTTTCCCGATAGACGATGGTTGAACAACCACTTTTTCCACGAAACCGTCGAAATCTTTCACATCATCCATAGAAGCCGGTAAATAGCGGCTAGGTACTTTACCATACTCATTAAGAGGTGCAATACCACCATTTTCTCCTTTCGTCCCCTTAAAGTCATTCAATTGGTTTCCTACCTCATTCGCTTTGGCACTTGCTTTGTTGGCGGTGTCTTTGGTTGTGTTTACCTGTTCCTGCAAAGAATTGACACTATTCCCAAGTGTAGTAAGACTAGTATCTTGCGAGCTATTTTTATCCTCGATATCCGATACATCATCTTGCAATTTAGTAATGTCTTCTTGTAGTTTTTCAACAGCTTCGTTAAATTTACCACTGTCTATGGATGGATTACCACCTGTCTGTCCGGTTGCAACCCACTCACCTCCATCACCCACGTATATAGGAGCAGGTAAAGAAAGCCCAACAAGTGCCCACCAACCGTCATGCGGGAACGGGTAAGCCGCTTTCAATTTCTCAATGGTAGTAAAGAGTCCTTTGTTAGCTGCCTTGATGTTTTTTGCTTCAATCCACCCCTCTATTTTTAAGTTTCCTTTTAAATGGGTTTTACCTTGGACGGTAACATCTCCACCTACTGCCGCATTACGACTGACGGAAACATCACCGTCTATCTGTGTTGATTTTATCGAACTCATATTAATACTGATTTAGCTAATTCGTTCAATGCAGAGCTTTTCTCCACATCACCGAACGTTGTTAATACTAATGCGGCAATAGTATACACCACCGCGTCATAACATCGCTGACAAATCTCTATCGCACCGTATTTGTCTATCTTGGGATAAGGAAGATAAACCGCACGACTAACCGTTGCATCCTGACTTTTACAAGAATAAAACTCTAATACTCTCCCCTCTGGTCGTATAGAAATAGCACATACAGGACGTTGTGTAGTGCCACGTATTCCTTTGAACCGGGAAGATTGCTTCTCATATTCAGGATCGTCGACATTTATAGGGTAGAATACTGCACGCTCCCAATCGCTCATCTGGAAAACAACAAAACGCATAAAATCCTCCGGCAACAACACCCAGCCACTTTCACATTTCTGCCAATACACCTCATCTCCGAAGTTATGTCCTCCATCGAGTAGATAAGGAGGTGCAGAACTGTGCACACGTTTTACAGCCTCAATAATCTTTGATTTAATGATGTCGTTTAATGCAAGCGTGTCTACATCACCAATTTCTTTCAATACATCACTCGTTGTGTTTTGGTCAAGTGCTATACGAACATCTCCAGCTATCTCGTCAAGATGATATACCGTCATACGCTATTACTTTATTATTACAATCCTTCGAACTCTATTCCATGAGCTGCAGCTTGTTCCAGAATGGCTTTAGTAGAACGCATAGAAGTACGACTGATACCGAATTTATCAGCAAGATAATCCTTAGCAGCTGCAATATCACTCACTTTGACCTTGCAGATAGTTTCATCATTTCCCGTCTCATCATTATCTTTCGTCTCTCCGCTTTGCCCAACGTTCTCGTTGTTATCCAATTCTGTTTTATCTACATTCTCAGCAGCCGGAGTTTCTTTCTTCTTTCTTAAAGAAGTGCTCTTTAATTTATCAGTTACCTCTTTTTCCGCACTTTGTCCTTGTGAAGCATGGAGCTTGAACAGCTTTCCAAATTTATAGTGTTTCTCTATTGACTTTTGTATCACTTCATTATCAGTAGTAAATACGCTACTACCATCTGATAAGGGAGTAAACGTTATATGCAAATTCTTTTTGCTGGGAAGCACAACATTAATACTAATATTGGTATTCGCTTTGTAAGTCTTAATAATCATATTGTTGAATGAATTAAAAAAAGGGATAGGACTTTTATCCCATCCCCCGATTAATAATTTGATTTATTTATAATTAAGCAGCTTCTGCACCACCTTCTTCTACCGTTGTAGGTGCCTTTGCAAGTCTCATACGTGCATGTGCCTTTGCATAGCGCAGATACAAGCAGCTTACCTCTTGAATAACTACCGCATCAGTACGGCGGATACCGGCCTTTTGCAAGTCAAGTACGTTACGTGCCCAAGACACATGAGTTTTTTTGGAAAGATATTCTGGATCCATAGCAAAACCGCAATCACTCATACCATTCACATCAAACAATTCATGATGAATGGTAAGAACTTCTCCGAAATCAGTGTCCCAAGATTTAAATTTCAAGTTCCAAACCTCAACAGTATCTTTCAAACGAAATTTCTCACTCTTAATCTTGGAAAATGCCGAAAGCATATCACTTCCGCAGAATAAAATTTTACGCTTATTACCGATACCAGTACCGACAAAAAGGTCTTTGGTAATATCTACGAGATTATCATCAGTAATCTCGGCACAGTTCTTTTCGCTGTTCCATTCACCAACCTCGATGTCTTTTCCTGCCATCCACCAGATACCCCCTGTAAACCAAGTATTCATACCGTCCTTGGCAACATGTTTGATAACCTGTTTAACGCCAAACAAGTACGTATTCTCCATGGCAAGGCGCATATCATATACACCATCTTCTTCAATATCGGAAAAGTTCCAATTCACTTCTTTGGCAGCAATCTTGTCAAAGGTGGACTGTTCTACCTGTATCATGAAGTTCTGACAGTACTGTGTTTCCGGCATAGGAATATTGTTGAAACGCCCGGTCTGCACATCCAGTTCACCACAAGCCTTTCCCATACGGACAAGAGTCGTTCCTTGCGGAATTTCCGGTAAAAGAATGGGTTGCTTGCTTGAATCATCCATTTTTCCATTTACTGCATAGACTGTCGGTAAATTGGTTGAACTATCTTTTCCGCACACACAAAGCACAAGGTCAGGAACATTGCTGTCACTTTCTGAATATGCAGTCCCATCCGGTTTAGTAATAGCACTTACACCTACCACACGGATAGTGTCATCCAATGTGAACATATTCGAATCACTCACTGGCAAGGAAACACTTGCACCACCTGTCATTGCTTCCAATTTTTTATTAGTACTACACTTTATTTCGCGTGTACCCACACTATAGTACTTCACCTCAAAAGAATTAGTACTACTTGATTTCGCATAACGGCTGATTTGGTCAATGGGAGTAGCCATCGGACGAATTTTCACAATACGCTTATCTACCTCGCTTAAGTAAAAATTCGGGTCTCCATTTTCACGACCAGCGGTTTCTGTGGCAATACCATCTGTTCCACCTGTGCCGTCTGCACCGGCTGTCACTTTACCTGCATCTGGCAGATTTGATGCGTCAGCCATCATGACACCACTTGATGCACTTGTCACAAACGCTAATATCATTAACGTAATGCGACAAAAGAAATTCATTGCTTTCTTCATTGCTTGAAATTTTAATTGTTAATAAATGAATTGTGTATCTTTATTTGTTTATTGACCTACGTTTTTCGCCTCCACGTTCCCAAATATTTTGTGCACCATCATATCGACTTATTGCACCAAGATCGGGCATTTGTCGTGAGCCAGCATTACCCCCTCCATTCTTTCCTGCAAGATTAGCAGTACCGTCACTCTTACTCCCTTTGCGTAGTTTTTCCTCAATCTTACTATTGCGTCCTTTTACTTCCCCCTCATGACTGGCTGTTTCTACGTCGCTATCATGTTTAATAGCCTTAATAGCCATTTGTATGCTTTCGCGCGTAAACTTACCAAGAAGCCCGTCTTTCATAATTCCAATCAGGAACTCCATTGCTTGGTCTATTTCGTCATCAGAAAGTCCATCTTCCTGTTGCATTAACTCGAGGGTAGAAAGCGTTTCAGTAATGTTCTGCTGATATTGCTCTTCAAATTCACTTTCTTTAGCTATGCGTTCCGCATACTCTTTGTTAGCAGCTGCAAGAGCTTCTTGCTTTTCAGGGTCTTCAAGTGCAGCTTTGAAATCATCACCAAACTTGCGCACCATACCGACAATTGGGTCCTCCCCTTTACGCCAATCTGTAAGGAATGCCGCACTACGCGGATTACTCGCAAATAGGTCAGAGAGTGCTTTTTCCCGTTCTTTATAACCGGATAATTCTTTGTCGTAACCGTCGTAATCGTCGTTAATTTGACCGAATAACGCCTCGTCATCAGCAAATTCTTTATCAGGATACTTTGTTTTCAATCGCTCTGTGTATCGTTCGCGATTGCTCTTAACTTTCGTATTATTAGGCATATTGTGAAAAATTTAAGTTTTGGTCTTTATCTACAAAGCAAAAATAGCGAGATGAAAAAGGAATCCACGTTTATCTTTTTACGCTCCAATTGATAACTTTGGAACATAGATAAATAAAAAATGAAGCATAAAGGCGCTATAATGGAATACTCAAAGGAACGTATGGACGATTTAATGAGAGTATACGATGAATACATTTCATCATGCGACTATATCCGTATGTCCGAGGTATACAAGATAATAGTCAATATGCCCTCTCGACGCTTTTGGGTTAGCGATATACGTGCTGCATTGATTATTTCTGCAATAATGAGAGGTAAAACAGATTTGAGCACAATGTGCCCATTGAAAAAAGAGATGTATGAAGAAATTTATAATCGGGTACTTAAGCTCCGAGAAGAATGTCCTGAATTAACTATTTCCGAACTGTGCACCAAAGTTATTGCACAACCTGCTCCCAAATTCTACCTTACACCAGGTAGTGCAAAAGTAATGGTATGTAAAGCAAGAAAACAATGGATACGAGAAAAATGGAAAAGATTACGGCTCTTGTAGTTTCTACTATTGTTGTAGGTTTGTCATTTTTCAAAGCATGGGATTGGCAAACTGTAGGCATTTACGCGGGAAGTGATATTGCCGGACGTTTATTGTACCCATTTTTTCACGTAAACATTCTGCACGCTTCCCTTAATTCATGGTGCTTGCTTTCAATAGTTTTTATTCATAACATTGGAATATGGCGGTTAGTACTAGCTTACATAATTGCTGCTACGATTCCAGTTGACACTATTGGATATTTTATTGGTGAAATGGCATTACCAACAGTAGGGTTATCGGGAATAGTATTTGTTTTATTTGGCTCAATCTCGTTTGAAGTATTACGCAAACAATATTACCAGTTGTGGATGATACTCTATCTTACTACAGGTTTCTTATTTCCAAACACCAATGCAATATTACACCTATGGTGTTATATGTTAGGTTTCCTTATGGCTCTGCTTAACAAGCCGATAATAAAAAAGTCACATGATTAAAGATAATATAAACATAAAAGCCATTACCAATATACTAATAGAGAATGAACGCCGTAATTCAATTATTTATGCAAAATTTAATCCTATTACCGGCGAAGGTTCTGTAGGGGAACGTGTCAAATGTACCATTAGTGATTTTCCTATACGCAATCAATGGCTACCAAAGCGTGTAATGAAAATACCGCTTGTACGTCAACTTGCGGAAGCAGGTTCTATTACCAGATTCCTTACGGATTACATGGGGGTAGAAGACAATCCGGATGATCGGCTGAAAGTTATAGAGCAATTTGTACGCATGCGTAGCCGTGAAGACTTTCCATTTTGGGCAGCTACATTCGTTTATATCAAGAATAAAGGTGGTGGAGAAGATGTATTGTTCCGTCTTACAAGACCGCAACGTCGCTTTGTAGAACGGCTTGAGAAATTACGTATTGCAGGAAAACCAATACGTATTATTCTACTAAAGGCGCGGCAATGGGGCGGCTCTACCACTTCGCAGCTTTATATGGCATGGTTGCAACTCCTTCACAAAATAGGACTGAACTCACTCATTATAGCACATCAAGGTGTAGGCTCCGATGAAATCAAAGATATGTTCGATAGGATGATTAAAAAATATCCAGTCGAAATGCTTCACAAGATTGATGAGCTTTACAATAAGAATGAGCCGAAACTTGTAGGAGTGGGTAAGTCGGGTAGCATATACCGTGTTCCTCAACGAAACTGTAAAATTAAAATTGGTACAGCGGAACGCCCGGATAGTTGCCGAGGTGGAGATTATAACCTTGTACATCTTTCAGAAGTAGGTATATGGAAAGCAACGGAAGGTAAGAAACCAGAAGATATTGTGCGGTCGGCCTGTTCGGGTATCCTGCTCAAACCCTACACCATGATTGTTTATGAAAGTACGGCAAATGGTACGGGCAACTTCTTTCACAGGGAATATACCGCAGCAAAGAAAGGGGATTCCCAGTTCGAGGCCATGTTCGTATCATGGTTCGACATAGAACAATACACGCTGGCTTTCAATTCGGATAAAGAAAAACAAGGTTTTGCAGAATGGCTCTATAAAAACCGTAACAATGAAAATACTAGTTCCGAACGTGAAGAATGCGGTAAGTATCTTTGGTGGTTATGGGAGAAAGGGGCTACGCTCGAAGCTATCAACTGGTATATAACCGAACGTCGGAAGTATAATGACCATGGACAAATGGCTGCCGAATTTCCGTCCGACGATATTGAAGCCTTTGTTCATTCAGGAGCGCGTGTGTTTGACAAATACAAGGTGGACGCAATGCGTGGTACCTGCAAGAAGCCTAAATATGTCGGCGAAGTCTACGCCGATGCAGACGAAGGCAAGAACGCTTTGCAGAACTTGCGTTTTGTGGAAGACAAACAGGGGTTGTTACATATTTGGGAACTTCCTGAAATAGATGAAAAGGAAGTTGTCACAGACCGCTACCTCACTGTTGTCGATGTGGGAGGCCGTTCCAATAAAGCCGACTTCTCTGTCATTGTCGTGTTCGATCGTCTATTCATGATTGACGGCGACAGGCCTGTCGTGGTTGCCCAATGGTATGGCCATTGCGACATCGACCAGCTTGCGTGGAAAGCGGCACAAATAGCAGCGTTTTATGAAAACTCGCTCTTGGTAATAGAGAGCAATACGTTGGAAACCCATGATAAGGAGCGGCAAGTGGACGGTGACCAATCCGGATTTATTCTTAACCAAATAAAGGATATATATCCCAACCTGTATGCACGCAAACAGTCAGAAGAAGATGTACGCGAGGGATTACCTACAAAATACGGTTTTCACACCAACATTTCCACTAAACCGATGATTATATCAACATTAGTCAAAGTTATTCGTGAGAACCTGTACACAGAACGTGATGAACGTTGTTTAGATGAATATCTGTGTTATGAGAAAAAGCCGAACGGTGCTTTTGGCGCAATTACCGGTAAGCATGATGACTTATTAATGACAAGGGCTATCGGATTGCATATCTGTTTCTTTGAAATGGATATTCCCAAAATTGTACCTCGTGTTGGCCGATTTACTGTTAAGAGAAGAAAGAAAGCTGTTTCGGCAGCAACAATATAAAATTAAACATTTAATTTTATAAACTAATAAACAATGAACATTATCAGAAAATTACGTGCATCAATCCGTTTAAATGAAGCGGTAGTGCAAGCAGACAAAGCACATGAGGAAACAGGTGAACGTTATTACGTTATGCCCAATGGAAAAAGTGGTAAACTCATAATTATGGATAGATTCAACTTCCGCAAACTGAAACAGAAAGGTTATTTATCTCGTTCAACATTCGTGAATGATTTGGAGCGTGAGTGTTTCTATTGTACTCCTTATAAAAATGGAAGCGGCGCATTACCTGAATTAATTGTTAAACTCAAGCGCAAAGAATATTTCACTTACCTTGATTCACTCAAAAAAAGAAAAAAGTAATGGGAAGTAGATATGATGCAAAACAGGGAATAGACGGCATTGTCACACTTACTAATGACCCTCTAGCTATTGACAATATCCGAAAAATAAAAGCTGGCGACCGAGTTGTGTGTAATGACGATGGAAATTCTGGGACAGTGTTAGCAGTAGACGATGATAATTACGGGTGTACAGTACTATTCGATGATACATTAGAAACATGGATAGAATGCGACCAATTGTCCAAAGAGTAATTTTATAACGGCGAATAGAGCGAGTTTCCATTCGCCGTTTAGGATTTAGCCTTGCATTGCCCCATGCAACTGATTTACAGCTTCCATATTTGCATTTTGTTGCGCTTGTTGGAGCAATTGAGGTGAAAGCCCGTCAGGAACTCTCCCCTGTGCGAGTTGTTCTTTTTGGCTCTTGATACTCTGTAACAGTTCATCGGCAAACGGGAAATCTCCATGCTCAAGCAACTGCTCTACGCTGATCGCTTGGGACTGGTACAACTGCATTAGTATGTCATTAGCAAGATGCCTGTATGCCGGTGTTGAAGTACTTTCAGTAATGCTTAAGTCAAATTCTACATCCCGGATTTTCTTCGGGTCATATTCAATTTGCGCACCACTCCTACCAGCAATATTGAACACACGTTTCGTATCATAAAACTGCTGCATATTCTTCACATCCTTGTATGCTCCGTCCACTACAAAACAACTGAAGCATTCAAGCGGGTCGAGCAACGACTTCGTGGCGTTTTCTGTCTGTTGGTTATAGTGCGATGCACTTTCACCGGAATACCCGGGCTTTCCTTGTAATGCGCCCGTAACTCCCGATATATCTTCAAAAAATTTCAATTGAATATTCAGTAGTTCGGCAATACCTATGTTCGTGGAATTGTTGGCTACCTGTTCTGGTACCTTGCCACTTTTGCTTGGTCTGTACACAATGACACCATTGAACTCCGTCCAGCTCTCTGCAATATCATCAATGCTCATACCATCAGGCAAAGAATCTTCCGGCATCATCAATACACCTTTTGCGCTTGCCCTCATAATCCAGTCATAAAGAGTTATCAGTCGGTTGGTGTATCGTTGTTGGTCTATCACATCCGCCACGAATGAGTGTATTTCACTATCAATAAACGGATAAGCTTTGAAAACGTATGGATGACTACCGTGTTCGTAGGGCGTCTCCCCTTCCCTCAATATATCACCGAATGGAGATAGATAATAGAAATACCAGTAATCATCTACAAACCAAGTAGCTTTTATCAACGGTACTTCTTCTTCAGGCATACCCACTTCCTTGGCCATACGCATACGTTCTTCGTTTTCAGCAAGTACTACTTGCGCATAATCTGCCTCATCTATCTTGAAAATATCACCATTTTGGTAATCATGACAACGGTATCTCGGCTTCTGTTCCTTACGCCATATTTCTATTACCCTGCATCTTCCCGGCTCACTGGTAAAGAGAAAATCGTAATTTTCTAACCGACTATACCCAAATCGCTCTGCGTAAGTGGCTATATAATCCTTTCTTGCAGCCCACTTATAAATATCACGAAGCTCACGATATTCTTGCGGACTGGAAGCAAATTGCTCACACAGTTGCCCAAAAGATATATCATGTACTTCTCCAAGCACGGACACATCCCAACCTCTAAAATCCCTCATATTGTTATCAATGAAGAAATTGTTCGGCTGTACATAATCCGTCCAGCAATCTTCTTTACCATTACGCCAGCCGTATGATTTACGATGAACAATAAAGCCACTGATTAGAAACTCTTCCATACTTCGAGCATACACATCGGGCATTCGGTTGAGTTGCATATTGCATTGTAATATAGTACTCATTGTTTCACCGAGCTTCTGTTCATCTCTATCACGTGCTGTACAAGTAGGTTCTTTACTTTGGCTGCGGTACACCCCCAATACACTGCGTACAAGCCGACGAATAAGATTATTTTTCAATGGCACATTACCTTGGCTCTTGATATATTCTTCTTCAGTCATGGATTTACCATCAACACAAATCATATCATCCCATTGAAAACCATAAGTATAGCGTTTATTGCGTTCCCGGTCTTTTCGAAAGTCCTCCATCTGATTCCAATAGTACTGCGCTTCCATTAGAATATCAAATGCTCTGCGGTCACCATACCGCTTTGCGGAAGCAACGGTATCAATTTCAGATAATTCATTCCGTTTCGGCGCAATTCGGCTCATTGGTAACAATTTTCCTTTGCCTTTATTATGCATATTTTCGTTGTTTAATGATTGCTTAGAGTACAAAAGTAGTACCCTAAGCAATCTTTCCATGTTTAACTATTTACGCATAAAGGAGCTTAAGCGCATATAAAAATGTTAATTTTCATAATAGGACAGCACCTTTTATAACCCAAAAACGTTATGACATCATAACTTTGTCTATCTTTGCAAGGATTAAACGTTAAACATTTAATTATTTAAAAAAATATATATGTGCAGGATTAATACTGACCCGCATTTTAAACTCATTAAATCTGAAAGAGCGAATATAAGTTTCGGCTCCACAGTATCAGTTATAATAGAAGACCCTATAGAAGGAAACATGACATTCAATGTGACTCTTCTTCAGGAGGATGGTGCAAAAAACGTCACAAGATTGCAATTTATAAATGAACACATGGCAAATGTGACAATAGTGAATCCTGGTTCCACATCCAATGTAATGCCGACAGAACCAATGGAGATTGGTACATATAAGAACGACTATAAGCTCTTTATGGACTATAAACTTTATAAGCAATATGACGATGAGGATTACCGACAAATCAATATCGAATTTGGAATAACAAAAAAGTAAGACATGGTTGGAAGGAAATCGAAGATTATTGAATTCAATAACACCGAAACCCATCATTGCGTCATAGCCGAGTCCATTCTGAGAAACATCCTGAAGGATTGGGAGAAGAAATGGGAACTTAAATATAAAATCAAAGCAAACAAAGTAGAGAAAGTAAGTCAGTTGCTATCACTCTTTGGCATTGATTTGACATTATGGATTGCATATATTACAGCAGAGTTTACAAGCGAATACGTTAAAGCTGTAATTTTCGTGGCTTCAATTGTAGGCACAATATTCGTTGTATATGTTGCCATTAAAACATACAAGGCATACCAAGTAGAAGAAGAAACACTTGACATAGAAAGCCTTATAAAGGATATTGAAAAACGAACAGAATAAGAGCCTGTTTAAATAATAATGATTGCTTAGAGTACAAAAGTAGTACCCCAAGCAATCATTTTAGGTTTAACTATTTACGTTCGTCTTGCTCCATCTCTAAAATGAATTTCCGCTTTAACTCATTAATCCTCTTTTCAAGTTCTTCTGCTTTTGAGGTATCTCCGATTTCCTTAGCAGTATCATAAGCTTTCTTTAGTTTTGAGTAAATACGTTCCATTCCTTTCATTTTTACATATTCAGGATCAATGATAATCTCGCTTATCAGTTCTGCTTTCTTTTCCAACGGTAAACTCAAGTCACCTTTAATGGCGCTGAATTCACTCGCCTTTGCACGGTATGCATCCAAATAACCAAAGAACTTCTCATCCAGCCCCCTACCTACATTATGTTCATCGCCACCGCTCATCAACATTCGGTTGGCAAGCGGAACATAACGCCAATCAAAATCTTTTTCACCTGTTCCCACATTGATCAAATTACGAATTTGGTTGGTTACAGTGAAGAAGCCGCCGGTGTATTGCTTCAATAGATACTCAATGGCAGCAGGATTCAAGTCAATAGTACCTTTCCTATATTTGCTTCCTCCACTGACTTCGTTCAGTGTTTCAGAAAGGTTTACAAGGTCTTTATTCGCACTCTTATAGGCTTTCGTCCAATTCGGCATATATTTATTGTAGGGTGTATCTTTCCATATCGGACTACCGTACCAACTCTCGTTATTCCATACTTCCACCATCGGCTTGACGCTGCTTGGCCACAACGCTTTTGCCCCCTCCATCATATCTACAGGAAGCAACTGGCTCATCTGTGCCAATACATCGCTAACTTCCAATTTCTCGTTATGGAACAGGGAAGAACCGGTAAGTTCTCCCATCGCATACACGGCTCGGTACTCGATAGGCAAAGGAATCTTTATCCATGCGTTACCGGGTCCTTTGACAATGAGGTTCTGTCTGCGAGTATGCTCGGGTATGTCATAGTAGCTGTCATCGTCATCATCACCTCCAGCCGAAGCAAGTGCGGTAACAAGCATGGCTAAACCATACCATGATGCAACGACAGTACCCATTTTACCGGGATGCCTCATCGCATACTTCAAGAAATTTCCGAACGTTCCTTGCAGGGCGGCATTCCAAAAGATATATCCGGCTCGTCCTGCACCCGATATACCAGCTGCTACATTTCCCAACATGGTTTGTCCTTCAGCCCTCAGGAACTTATCACCTGCGCCTTTCTTGTTGAAGTTCACACTGATTTCCTTGGCATCCCAAATACTGCGGTCTATTGTCCGGCCCGCATTCCTGCTTGTTACAAAGGCGGCAAATCGGGCACGCATCTCTATACCTCGTCCCACTTCGCCTATCCAGGTAGCCATACATTCACGTACCACATGGGCAGGAATTTTTTCATTCGCCGCTTTCAGCATCTTCTTGATTTCTTTCTTATGCTCGTCAATGTCTGCCATTCTCGAAAATCCTGTTTCGCCACCGTTCATCATGAACTGATAAAACATTTTCTCTGTTTCATCGTTCATGTCAAGCGTTCTCCTGCGGTATTTATCCAATAACACAACCATTCTTGCAATAGGCAACTTCGCAAAGTTCCTGTTATATTGCATGGCATATTTCGGACTTTCCTTAACCCACACCATAGAATTGGAATATAACATATCACGCAAGAAGTTACTTGCAATGAAGTCCGGCTGTAATGTAGTGTACAGTGAGGACAGTGTTCTGTTCACATCTCCAATGAGATGTACAAGCTGACCGATACTTCCGCTGATGTCATTATCTGGGTTCGTCTGTCCGTTCAATGCCTGTGCAGCTCTCGGATTACCGTTAATGGTAATCACATAGTCCCTGCCGTTTCGCTTCACCACCACTTGATGTTGTCGCAAATCTCGGCTCTCAACAACACGATACGGAATATTTGCCGCATCTTTGCCGTGCTTGTAGTTATCGGGGGCAGATTCAGCAAGCTGCTTCATCTTATCCTCAAACTCGTTCAACTTTCGCTCTACCTCTTCGGGACTATCGTTGATGTCAATATTGTCGGGGAATATCGGTTCCCATTCATCGGAAACTGCATCGTACTGCAACCACAAATCACTCACACTAACAAGGTCGCTCGGATGGTTGAGGGCAAAGTTCAAGAACTTCTGCTTCACGAGTTTGTTGCGGTTTCCCTGCATAATGGCACTCTCGACCATGGATTGCAGGTTGGCAAATGGATCGTCCGCTTTAGAGCGTCTTCCCTCCGCTTTCTTGATAGGTGCATTGAATATACTCTGCTTATGTGTAAGGTAAGCGTAAGTTTCAGCACTCGTTTTTTCATCAAATCCACGCAAAGGGATATAAAACTCATACATATCTCTCACACTGTCATAGGTTTCCTTGCTCATCATTCCACATTCGTAGGACTTGGAAAGGATTGCCTTGCTGACGGCATTAACCTTACTCCACAATGTGGTGGTATCGTGTGCGTTTTCGTACTCATCTACCATAGCCTGTGCTTCGGCTTCTGCATCTACAATCTCTTCCATACCTGCAAGGGCGGTAAGACCTGCATAATCACGCTTGCGACACTCGTCGATAAAGTCCTGCAAAGCCTTTGTACCCTTCGGATGCTGCTTCTGGTATTCTGCAAAGTCCTTTTGTGCATCACGCTCTGCCATTACTCTATTGCGTTCAAGACCGTGTTTAGCCATCATATAATCGGTCAGTTCTTCGCGCTCTGCTGTACTGTGTGCAAGTCTAGCTATCTCTTCAAGCATTGGCTTGAACAATAGGTGCGCAAAGGCATCGGCTTCGGCTTTGTTCACACTTGACAAGCGGTTCTCACCTAAGTAAGCATTTTCAAATCCATCAACATCTTCCATTCGGGTATTCTTGCCGAGAATTGCATTCATTGCTTCTTTCAAACCAAGCATACTGTCCTGCAAGGCTTCCTGTGACTGGTACATTCCACTCTTCACACGTTGTTCATATTTTGCTCGTGCCAAAGTACGCTCGTGTATCTCTGGGTCTCCATCACGATACAAGTTATTATCGGTTTCAGCTACAGTTGATTGACTTTCTGAAATTTCAGCATAGTTACCAACTTTCAGCTCATATTGTTTACTCATATCGGCAGCTTCTCCCAATATGCTGCGATATCTGCCTGGTTCTGCAAGGTTCTCATAACTGCGCCACAGGATATAGCGGAGTTCGTTGTCAGTCAGGGTAACCCCTCTGAAATCTTCAAAGCCAATCTTATGGAGCATATTCAGGAAGAAATCCTTAATCTGACGCCACCAGCTTGCATTGATATTTTCAAATTCTGTTTTTTCGGCAAGCGAAGCAAGATATTCTTCGGTAGCCTTACGGAAATCCCAACCGTTTTTTGCAGCCATATCTACAATGCGTTTGCGTATGGTCTCATCGGCATTATTGAATACATTATCAAGGAATGTGTCAAAATGTTCTCCGAATAATTGCCGCAAACCGTAATGTGCAACAGCCTCATGCAGCAGTGTCTGCTCAATATCAAACGTACTTGTATGATTCGGAATGACAATGGTTATCTTCCCTGTACTCTTTGAGTAGAAACCTTTTGCACGCTGTTTTTTACCCTCCAAGACGGAAGCATCAGTAACAACCTCCACATTGTCAAGATGTAGTTTCTTAGCAAGTTTTTTCACACGTTCAAACATTCTTTGTCGTTCACGCTCGGCAAACTCCCTCTGTTGTTTGACTGTTCTTCTTGTCTTGCCCTGCATTTTTGCAACTGGGTCGTTCTCGAAACTGACCTCATCATCGGTATATGCACCATCTCCTTCATGCAGATTTTCCCTTTCAACACTTGGATTCTCAAAACTTTCCACTATCTTTGTAACGGAATCCAAATCCAAGTAGTCCACGTCAGCGAGAATCGTTCGCTGTTGGTCTATTAGGTTTTGGATTCTTTCTTTATCCACATACAGCAACTTTTCTTGGGTTATCCAATTCAACCATTCGGCATTATCTTTAGGAAACACGTTCCTGATACTGTTTATTTCCAAGGTCTTTCCTCTAACAGTCGGGTTCAATGACAGACCAACTACAAAATTTTTGTCGTTACTTGATAACTCAACAATAATATTTTGTCCTTTCGATTTGTCACCATAGGCAAATACTGCTATTGGGCTTTGAAGAGCAACTACCAAATCCTTGATTTCTTCAAGTCCGTAGTTGTGACCGAACTTGGTAGCCTTGTCTATCAGCCTTGTCGAATTGAGCTGTATCGGGAGATTCGGCACACCGGTACCTAATAACACATTACCGGGATTACCTAACCGATAAATATGTCCTTTGGGTAACGTACCGTCAATCTGCTGCTGTAATTCTTTGTTAAATTGTTCGTTGATAGATTCTATTAACTCATCGCTCCTATACAGCATATCATCCCCAGCTTTCTTGTCAATATACCGTTGCATCTCATCCTCCGTCATTCCGGCAAGTTTGCATGCAAGCTCTTTCATCTCACCGTATGCCGCCTCCTGAGTTTCTCTTCCGTCCCGCACGGCATAATCATAGTTGCTCTTGAATCTTCTGTATTGGTCTGCAAGATAATCGGTCAGTGCCTTTCCCGTCTTGTCCTTCCATTCCAAACCACCCCAGACACCGCGCCCTGAAACACTGATACCGTCCTCCGTCAAGTTTACGTAATTGATACCCTTGACAGTACGTAATCCACGTGCCGTCGGTGCAGCTTTCTTCTTCAGTTTCGCTTTATGGTCTATCGTGCGCTCCGGCACGTCAATGTTCCGTATCTCCTCGAAGAAATCCTCTATCTTCTCAGAGTGTTCTCCGCTCAAATCCATATGTACAGCATGGGATGCCGCATCCTGATGTAAGGTTTTATTCGTCACCTTGTCGATAACAACCACACGGCAGTTTACACTCGTACCGGCACGTTCAAACGTAATATCGGGCAAAACTATTTCAGCGGTTAGCACCGCCTCCTTCTGTTCTTCATACCATTTGTCGAACTTTTTGTCTGTCGAGCCTCTCGGAATGATAGCAACGATACGTCCACCCTCTTCCAAGTGTTGGAAAGCTTTCGCCACATGGTCCACGGCAAGCCTGCCACCTGCTCCGAAAGGTGGGTTCATCAATACTACATCGTGCTTGTTCACCACGTTGTAATCCTCAAAGATAGTATTCTCGAATTTCCGCCCGTTTCCTCCGGCTTTTATCTGTAGTTTACTGAACAAACTTTGAGAGGGTTCTACAGCGGTCAACGGGTTTTCTCTTGGCACATATCTGGCTATCGCTCCATGACCTGCGCTCGGTTCAAGCACACTTTCGCCATCGCCAATACGCCCCCATTGGTTCATCATGAAGCCCAGAGGTTCGGGGGTAGGATAATAATCCGTTCCTTCGCGACTGTCTCTTTTACCCGTAAGTTTCTGGTTGGTGTAATAATCCAGCACTGCACTGTCAAAAGCATCTGTCTCCGTATGGCTCGGAGTGTCAAACTCCTTACCGCCCACACCTTGGTTGTCAATATCCACATTTCCGCTGTGTTCTTCCACACCGCGGGCGAAACTCTCACGCAGGTTACGCGCCTGCGATCCTAATGCAAGGTTCTCTGTCGTGCTCACCTGCTGATTGAATTTCTGTCCGAACAGCATAAGTTCCGTGTTCAATCCCAACAAGGGATATTCAAAGATAGCGTTGCTCTTGTTGCCGATACGATAAATACGCCCTTCTATCTGCAAGGCAGTAATCGGACTTTGCGGTAGGGCCAACGTCACCAGCACTCGCTGATGCTTGCCGGTGGTGTCATGCAAACTGATACCTTCCTTTCCGCTATCTTCCTGTATTATGATGACGTTCTTGCCGGATGCGTCATTGTTGAAGTCTTCTACGGCTTTATCCTTTACCTTCTTGCTCTCCTTGCCACTGAAGAAAAGCACATTGTTTTTCCCGAAAGCATCTGCCAACTGTTCTCTCGGCATGCGGAGGTCAAGTGTTTGCTCCCATTCCAGCATACTGGCATATTTCCTGCGAAGCCTTGTGATCTCCTTCTTGTTCTCTGCTTTTTTCGTGGCGTCAAATTCTTCCTCCAACGATTGTACAGCCACATCGAATATGGCTTTGAATGGTGGAACAAGCGGGTTCTTGCTCTCCACACGACGATGGAATATCACCGCTTTCCGTCCGCGTGCAAAATGTTCTTTCAGGCGGGGGATGATTTGCGTCACCTTCATACTCTCGAACAATGCACTGGTGTAATTGTAATCACCCATCACTTCATGATAGGCGTACGATGTTGCTTTATTTCGTGCCAGTTCCTCCATGGCATTGTTGAATTCTTCCGCCTTGTCAAGCGTCACAGTGGGGAAATCTCTTGAATAGTCAAACGGGCTGTCAATGATACGTCCGCTCATCGTCTGTAACATGTGTTGCAGGTAATTGCTGAACTCCACTTCCTGTTTCGATACCGCTTCCGGATTACTTCCGCTACTTTCCAAGCGGTGGTAACGCCATTTGTACCCTGCCCCGAAATGTTCGAGGTAAAACTGTGAACGGGGACTTTGTGTGGAATAACCGTCTTGTTTCTCCTTTTCCGGATAAGAAAAAATATATCCCTCCACGTAATCAAGGTTCTCACGCGTATTGAAAGGAGTCGCACTCAGGAAAACTACTTTTGTATGTTTTACGTTCTCTTTGGCTTGTCGTTCCAATTCGGGCTTCACCTCATTAGCATATTTTGTATCCAAAGAAAGACATTCGTTCCGTAGCTTGGCAAGTTCGGGGAATTTCTGTTCCATGACCTGAGTCCAATTGCCATTAAATACAGGCGGCAGTTCGCCTCTTTGTCCAAGCGTCAGTTCATTGGTTGTGCCGCTCTCTTTTTCTATACGTTTTATGATTGCATCGCGTTGGGTGCTAAACTCTTCGTTCTTGGCATTAAGTTCGTTCCATGTCGGATTGATATCTTGTAATCGAAGGAAGGCAAATTGCTCGTTACGGTTACTTAACTTGTAATGCTGCATCGATCCTGTAGTTCCGATACCGCCCTTATTCTCCAATAATCGGTGGCTCTCGTCATACACAATCAGGTCAAACAGGTCTTCAAGCAAAGCCTTGTTCTGCCTGAAATTGGCATAAGTCGTTATCACCGCGCCTTCGCCTTTCTCGGTGGTAGCGGTCGTACCGTCCTTCCTCGCATTAGCTACCTTGTTAAGGTCGTTCAGCTCAATGTCAAGGTTGACCGCGTCCTCTATCCAATCTTTCACCTTAGTCTGCGAAGGAGTAAGGATAAGGATGCGTCCTTTACCCTGCTTGATGAAACGCTTCACGATGCCCAACCCGGTGTAGGTCTTTCCCGTTCCCGTCCCATTGGTGAACATATAGCCTTTGCCGAAAGCGTGGTCTCTATCGTTATGGCTCTCGTCAAAGAACTGCGTCTCCGCTTTCAACACGTCATCCTGCTGTTGCGGCAGCAGGAAAGGAAGCGTCTGGGCAATGTTCTCGCGGTCGCATGTCTTCACGGAGACGGCTTCCGCAGCCTGCTGCGCCTTACGTTTTTCCTCAAGCGATAAGCCTACTTTTTTGCGGAGTTCCGCTTTGCCCAAAATGCTTGCCCACTCCTCAATGGTATGAACCTCACCGTCCATAGGGAGTTTGCTCTTCCACATTTCTTTGATAAAAGCGTCTATCTCATTCTCCCCAAGTCCGGCATCAGCCAATTTTTCACCGAACACATCACGCATCCGCTTCGCCCATTCAGCAAAATTGTGCACACCTTTCTTTACATAAGCATAGCCCACCTTTGCTCCGGCTGAAATCAACCGTGGAAATACTTCCAACTGTCGGCTGTTCATACCGACAAGGCTCATACTCAGTTCTTCCTTTCCTGCGCGCTTGAACTCGTCAAGCACACTGTCGAACTCCTTCATCGCATCGGCAATTTCTTTGTCGAGCGGATCGTTGAGGTCTAATCCTCTATCATTCTTTGCATTTCTTGTAGTGTCAGCCTGTACTCCCCGCTTACTATTTTTTCGAGAAGTTGTACTGCTCTTTCGTCTTGTTCTTCCTCCGACATCGCGTCCCTCCCCGCTACGTACACTGCTTCCTGAATGCACGTCACCCCGGGAATCACCAAGTTGTAGTACGGGTTCTCGAACAGGAAGCGGCTCACTGCTTCTATTTCCATTGCCGGTAGTATCGCCTCGCGCGTCAGACGGGTCAGCATGTAGTGGTCCTTCCTCTGCGGAAACTCTTTTTTCACCAGTTTTTCTATCCATTCGTGCATTCGAGTTTCCACTTTGTCCTCTATCTCGAACGTCCACTCGCTGCTCGTTTCCAGAAGCGGGTGTATCCAGCTGTGCGCTGTCGGTTGCGCCGCTATCTGCGACAGCAGTTCTGTTGCTATACCTAACATCTTCGTAAACTTTTAAATAGGATATACTTTGTATCATGCCCTGGTTTCCTTTCAAGTAATCCAAGGCGTTTGCTTTCAATGCTTCGTCAGTGGAAGCGCTCTCTATTTCCTCACGTGTCAGCGGTCGTTTCCCGGCTTCCGTCATACGATCGTCACCGTTCATCTGCTTCCACCGTCCCAAAGATACGGGTTCTTGCCCGGCATTATCCACTTTACCTGCGGATTTTTCTTGCGCTTTCTGCTTTTCTTCCTCTTCTCTGGCTATGCGTTCCGCCATCTGGAAGATGTCCTCACCGGCCGGCAGAGTCTTCTCTACGACGGATTCCGTCTCTTCTGATTGAGTAACAGAAGGAGTTACCGCCTCTTTCAGAATCACAGCCTCCACTAGCGCTCTTGCATCTTCTTCACTGCGCATCATAAAGCCGTGCAGCTTGCTATCATACCAACCTTTCTGCGATTTTGCAAGGGCTTTAGCTTCCTGTTGCTGTTCTTTGGTAAGCTCATTTCCGAATCTCACGAGCTGCATATCTAACACCTTACCTCGCTTGGTGGTGTACTGCGCCGGAGTAATGGTGTACGGAGCATCAGTCGGTGCAGTCGCTTCTTCACTGGAAGCGTCTTGTTCCAACTTGCGTTGTTCAGTAAAAAGGTCGTTAATTTCAGAAATAATACGAGCCTCCTCAAAAATGTCGCTACGGTTGTGCGCTGCTTCTTGTTCCTTGTGCAATTCTTCAATACGGGACTTGACTTCTGAAAGTCTGTTGCCTTGTGTGCCGGAGCTCTGCCCCTCGATCGTCTTTACAGACTTGTATTCCGAAAAAGCCTTGGTCTTGCGATGGCTGCTCTCTATCCACTTCTCGAACTCCTCCAAGTTAACGCCCGTCAGCACCGCCTTGTGCTTCTTCGCCCAATCTCTGTCATAATTAGCAAAGTAAGCTGCTTCAGCATCGTCAGCCTCATTGAAGCCCAGCATAACCTTGTGTTCGTCAAACGTGCCGTCCTCGTTATATTGGTCAACCACAAACACCTTGCGACCATTCCACCCGTCAATATCATCAGAGAGGAACACGTCTATATGGTCGCCGTCTACACCTTCCGTGCCACGAATATAGCCATAGGTGTTCTGCATGGTCGTTTCCCATTTGTTGCCTTCTGTGTCTATTCCACTACGAACGGATCCTTTCGGGTTCTCAATGGTGATATTGAATGTACCAACCTGCACATGACCTTTCTTATAATTGCCGGCTTCTTTCTGTTTCTCCGTAGGAGTAGTATCGGTTTCTTTCTCTGCCACTGCAATAGCATTGGCTAAAGACGAAGATGCATCAATGTAATTAACAACATCCAATAAATCTCCGAATGTATGACCGTCATACTCATAAGAACTACCGGTATAATCACCTTTCGTATCAGGAGAATCAACTTTTATGACCTTATGAGTACCATCAACAATGATAGTCTGTTTATAAATATCGCCATATTTTCCGTTTTCAACCCAATCATCTTCTCGAACTTCAATACGTCTTGCTATTTTTGCACTAAGTTGATTATCTGTGTCATCAGAAGATGTGATTTCCTCTTGTGACAGAACGGGTTCTACTTCACTTTGTTCGCCAAAGCCTTCAATTCCTCTTGTATCGTTGACTGTTCCATTTCCGTCCTCAACTCGTTCTCCTGGCGCAAGAGTTCCATTGCTTCCTTGCTGCCCTCGTTGGCTTGTTGCAGTATCGCCAACCAATACATTGCTTCGCTGTTGTCCATTGTAATCTAAATTTAATGCTTCTTTAATAGCCTGTACGAGCGTCCGAGGGGTATTGTCCGGCTGTTCGAACAGAGTTTCTTCCTGTGTACCTTGTATAAGGTCATAAATCTTGCCGAATGTGTTTTGAATGAAGCTTTGGCTTTCACCTTTATACATTGCGGCCAAATGCAAGACAAAGTTACTGAAATTATCAGCAGGGAGATAACTTTCCCCTGTAACATCATCCATTTGATACTGGCGTTTCCAGTTTTCTACAGCAATACGTGCTTCCTTGAAATTCTTTGCCTCTGCAAACATTTTATCTTGGGACAAAGCATAGTAAGCACGAACGGAATTCTGTATCTCATCTACCATTCGTTCACTGTTCGGACTGTCATAATCACGGAAAGCAGTGGCAAGAATAGCCTTTTGTGCTTTTACCGACAATACGTTGAACATTTCCTCCAACCGTGTGCTGCCGTCCTTGAAGATGCTTTGATACATGATACCACGCAAATCATTCTTGGATTCAGGAGTTAGGTTGCCCTTACTGTCAAACGCACTCTTGTATTGTGTGTGACTGATGAAACCTCTTTGACTCATCCATTTCAGAACATTTGCACCATTGGCATCCACAAGTCCGGCAAACGACATTTCATCATCCGAAGTCCTAAGCAACAGGTTGGCAAACAAACGCATTTCAGTTCCCATGCGCTGCAAGGTGTTTTTAGGTTTGATACGTTCAACACCTCCACTTTCTGTATCTTGTGCAACAAACTGACCAAGATTGAGGGCTTCTGTATCGTCCACATGAAGCATATTTACCAACACCGGACTTTGTATGGACGCAATGTCCTCGGCACGCAGTCCAAACTCTTCCGCATGGTCTTTCAGGTATTGTCTATATGCTTCGGCCTGTTCCGAATGACTTTCCCACATCAGGCGCAAGGCATCACTACGGTTGTTTCCCTGTATTACTTCACCACGTTCGTTTACGGTCGGCGCACCGGTGTAAGCGGTAATACTTGATGTGATTTCTTCCGGACGAATATTCTCGGCGATTTTCCGTGCAGCCAATACGCTTGCTTCATCATTGCGTTCCTTTGGTTGCGCTTCATCAATAAAATGCAGAGGATTACGCACACCTTGTATATGACTCGGTTGCAACAATGACGCATCAATCACAGTCACATTGCCGGGAGCCACTACATCATTGCTGAATTTTACGTTCACCTCTTTGCCTTGTAAAGTCTGTAATGGTTCTTGTCTGTCAACCTTATGGCCGTTTACACGTCTATATCCTCTTGCACGAGCATCTTTAGGAACATCTTCCACTATATCGGGAACTCCGTTAAGTGCTTCACGTTCCTTGCGTTCTGCTTCCTCACGCTCCGCACGCAATTTTTCTTCTTCCGCCTTGCGCAATGCGGCAGCTTCATCGGCAATGCGTCTGCGCTCCGCATCTGCTTCCATTTTTCTGCGGTTGGCAGTGTCGGCTATCTTTTGCCAAATGGACAATTCCTGTTTGGCTGCATAAATTGCCGCTTTGCGCTCCTTTTCAGCTGCGATCTTCTCTGCAACAGTGTTTCCACCAGCAGATTTCGTTTTCTCGACTTTCTTCAATACTGCTTCCTTGTCCGCAACCATTCCGTCAGCCACGGACTGGGCCATAGCTTCATCTCCCTCTGCTTGCTCAACAATAGCATCCCAAGCAACATCCGGGGTTTCCGCCTGTTCATAGATAGGATTACCTTGTTCATCTTTTGGGATTCGTTCTAATGCAGACACTTGCAACTGCTGTTCCTTCAGAGAACTTTCTGCCACTTCCGAATTATCATTCACACTTGAATCGGCAATCTCAACAAGTTGCCCATTGTGTTCTATCAGCATGGAATCAAGCTCTTCACGGGTAAACATATTCACACGCTTACCATTTAAGGCATCTTCCGTATAAACTTCATATAGTCCATCGGCATCCACATCAGCGGTGATGTTACCACGAATACCTATACCATTTTCATCACGGAGTGTCACAAGGTCATTCATTGCATATTGCGGTCGGCCTGCTTCCCGCTCTTCCTGCTGCAAAGCAAGGTTTTCTTCAGTTCTCTGTTGCTCAAACTCTGCGATTCGTGCAATGTTAAATGCGTCCACAGACTGTTGGATAGCCTCTTTTGCCACAGGGAATACATTTGTTCCGTCTGTCACATTGATAGTTCCGTCGCCATTGTCTATGATTCCATTCTCATCTGAAACTATTGTGACCTGTATTTGCGAACCACCCTCACTGGCAATGGTATAGGCTTCGCCCGGATTGAATGTGACAACACCGTCAATCTTATCCGCAGCTTCACGTGCAAATTGTTCTCTGATAGATTGTGCAGCCAACTCCTTCTGTTCGTATGGGTCTTGTACATCATCAATAGACAATATAGCATCGGGAGATACTTGTTCAAGCCCACCTGTGTCCACATCACGAACAATGATGCTATTGTCAGAATCAGTCACACTTACACCGCTACCATCCGTATATGGTACAAGAGTCCCACTAAGAACATACACCTTGCGTTCATCCTGCTTCATGGTTGCCCCCTGTATCATACCTGTCTTGCGGTTCACACGTGCATCTATCATCGAATTGCTCTGTTCCACCCGTCCGTCTATATCATCACGCACGCGCTGAATCATTCCGTCATACACCTGCTTGGCGTTGAGGTAGTCTATGATGGTGCCGGCTCGTTCGGTATCGCCTGTCTCACGTGCGTTCCGCGCTTCATTCAGCCAGTCCACCGCATCACCTTCAAGGGCTTCATCGTTCGTCCCCACAACATCAATCATCTGCTGACGCTGGTAGTCAAGCATGTTCTTTGCGTCATTCATTTCCTGTGGGGATGCGATATTGTAGCCGTCCAGATAGCTCTCGTTCATCGCCTGCACATTCTCATCTTGTTCTCCGCCACGCTTTTGTGCGAGTGTGCCGAGATTGAAGCCGCGCAGGTTCAAAGAGTGTTCCATATACTCCAATACGGCTGCTTTTTCCTCGGTGGTGAATTCCTTGTCTTTGGCGATGAGTTCCGCCACTTCCCCCACATTCTCGTTGGTGGTAAGGTCAAGAGTAGCCCTCAACGGCTCCCATATTTCATTGCCGAGCATTTCGTTCACCTTTGCGTCCGCTTTATTCACGCCATGCTTCATGGAAGCGTAGTTTGCAGCAGACAGAGTATGTTTTCCTGCCCCCATCAACCCCATAGAGAGTGCCATTCCACCCCAAATATCACCGTGGAATTGTCCAATTGCAAATAAGTTAGTACGCGTGCCGTCTGGATTCTGCTGATAAGCATCATCAAGATTGAGCATTGTGCGCCACAATTGACCGTAGTATTCTTCTGATACTTCACCAACATAATCACTGACACCCATTTTATTGAACATCTGATGAGTTTGACCCATTATACTATTCAATGCACCGACATCTGCTTTTGAAAGTACACCTCCCAATCGCTTTGCCCCTAGAACATTGGCGAGTTTACTCATATTGCCAAGCGTAAGAATGGGATCAAGATGTGCGCCAAACATTTCTGAATAATTCTCAATGATAGCATTGGCTTCACCTTGCCATATTGCACTTCCCCAGGTCTTATCATTGGAGAAATCATAGTTACCGTTTTCATCAACAACCACATCACCAAGCTTTCGGTCAATGATGTCAGAAACCGTTTTTCCTGCCTGTATGGTGTTTGTCATCAACGGAGCACGTACAAGCAAATCATCTGCGGTTGTCCCAAGCGCTTTGATAGTCCAATCTGTTGCGTACTGTCCTAACCCTCTGACACTATTCTCTTTAATATAGGATTTGAGCCCCTGTTGAGCCATTTTTTCAGCCGTTTCTTTACCTATGACCTTTGCGGCGACTTTAGTGCTTCCTTTTGAGAATGTAGACAAACCGTTGAATCCGCCACCAGTCAAAATGAAATCCAACATAAATGAAGGCATATATCCAGTCATGACACCGGCTCTGTTCCAAAAGTCGGCATTTCCACCGTATCTTTCCTCTGCCTGTTGTTTCTCATGGATTGCACCCATCATCATATCATGGGATTCACGCTCGCCCTCTGTGGCATTATCACCTTTGATTTTATCGGCATTCATCATGGTCATGGCATCCGCCATATCACCCATACCGAAATCCCACGTGCGTACATCCCCCATAGTACGACCAAAACCACGCCAAAAGCCTACATCAACCCCATTTTCACGGTCTTTCTGTTCTTCAAGGTTCTTGATGAGCTCTTCTGTTTCTCTAATGGCTACTCTCAATGCGCTGTTTTCCTTGTCTGATTGCTGGCGCGGTGTGTAAGTGGCTGCTCCCAATATGGCAGCGAGCGGCGCTTTGTTCTTTTCCGTTTCTTCTACCCATTCCTTATGCACTTCGGAGGCTCTTTCCGCTTGCTTGGCTTTTAACTCCTGCAAACGGAGATTAGCCTTGCGTAACTGTCCGCCGATTGACATATCGGCAGCCTGTCGGTACCGGAAACTCTCGATGTCAGCAAGAGGTTTACTAGTAGTCTTGTTACCAAGTGGAGTAATATATGTTTTTTCCAGTTTCCCATTTTCAGGATTAAACTGCATTTTACCCTCTTTAGTTTGCAATCCGGGATTCAACCCGTATTCTTGTATATTATCTACACGTTCATTTGCGTCTTGCATCTGTGTTTCCACATTTTGCATCATACGGTTTGTACTGGCAATCATCTCTGCCTTTTCTTGTTCAGTCGGTTGCCACTCCTGTTCCGTTTGTACGACAGGTTCCGGTGCGGGTGTTTGAATCTTTCCGAAACCTATATTATTCTCAAACTCTTCAAACGGTTCCATCTCATAACCTTCTTTCACTAGAGCATCATAAGCTGCCTTGCGTTTTGTAGAATCCGATAAGTTCTTGCGGAAATCTTCTTCACTCTCCATATCGTAACCATCAGAAACAAACATATCGTATAGCTTCTTTATTTTATCCTCATTTTCAGGCATAATGTTTCATTTATGATGTTGGACTTTTCTTTTTATTACTACTGTTATCTCCGGCTGTTGGACTTTTCTTCTTATTCGATGCCGTTTCAACTTCACCGGCAAGTTGGCTGATAGGTTTTGGAGTAGAGACATTCTTTTCTTTTGCCCCCATTATATCATTTTCTGTGGTTTTCACATATTGGTGAGTCTTAATACCTAACCGTTTAGCCTCACGCTGCACCGCTCTCTCATAATCTTCTTTCGTATCATAGTAAGTGGTCTTACCATCAATAGTAAGTGTCATCCTTTTCTTATTGCCGCCACTACCACCACGGTTATAATACCCAGCTCTAGCATTGGATGCGGAAGCAGAAGCCTTTGAAGCACCCGCTTTAGCCTTTTCAGTTTCAAGTCTAGCCTTTGCAAGATCATCAGCATATTCGGCCTCCACTCTTTTACGTTCTGCATCAGCTTCGGCTGCTGATATTTTATTGTTTTGGAGCTTAACGTTGAGGTCAAACATCTGGTTATCTCGTTTTTCCTTTGCGTCCGCAATAGCATCGGCTCTTTTCTCGCGTGCTAACTGATGTCTCCAATTACGATCATCTCTCGCTTTGACATCATCAGCCTGCATAGCACCAAACAGGCCGCTCAAATAAGCCCGGGCATTCTCATTACGTTCTTTCATTAATCGATCATACCTAACCTGTAGCCTTTCCGAAGCTGTGTTTTTTCCACTGTACATATTCGGTGCACCCTGCGTTGTAAAATACAAATTGGAGAGAGCAGATATGCCATCACCAATTGCCGCAAAAATTTGGTCACGTTTTTGCTTTTTCTTTTCTTTAGCAAGTTCTTCGTCAGTCGGTGGAGTATAAGGATTAAGCTTCTTGAACAGTTCGGCGTATGAAAGGGCACCACCGTCCGAGCCTTCTTGTTTGGTCGGAGGTGGCGGTGTAGTAGTTATGTCAGGTTTGAGTGCGGTAACAACAGGAGCGATGGCCGCTTTTTGTTCCGCCCATTCCTGTGTACCCTTTACAGGTGGAGGTGCAGAAGAACCGTCTTGCTGCTGTTCATGCCATTCTTTAGAACCTTTCGGAAAAGGTGTGCCACTTCCATTACCTAATATATCATCATATGTCGCCATAAGTTACCTCCACACATTAAAATGGCATTTTGCTTGCCGCACTCGTTACTCCTTGTACGGCTCCGGCTATCGCTTCTGCCTTACCTTTTTCTAATTGATTAAGTTGTTCAACAAAAGCATTGTCATTCTGCATATAGGTGGCCTCGATGTTGTCTTTGCGCGCATCCGCCTGTGCTGCAATCTGTGATGTTGCATCAGCAAGAGCCTTGCTATTCGCTTCTTTTGTAGCTGCTACACTTTCATCAGTACCGCCCATTACAGCCTGTATACCAGCTGCCTGCTTATTACGGTTCTTGATACTCTCTTCCGTCTGCGTGAGAATACGTTGCGCATCGGCTCGTTGCGTATAATCCTCATTGTACCTGCGATCATACCAATTTTGGTTCTTCTGTCGCTGCGCCTCAACGTTTCTTTGAATTTTCTTCATTGCTTTCGATGCAGAGATACCACCAAAGATACTACCTGCTGCCCCTATAGCACTTCCAATCAATCCCATAAGACTTCTGTTTTAATTATTAAAAGTTATACCTCGAGTGCGAAAATAAGCCCTTATATTCGCAACATCATTTTATCTTTTTACAGTTCATGGCACAGGGAAGAAAAACAGGAGGGAGAGTAGCAGGAACACCTAACAAGGTGTCCTCAACAGTCCGTGGAGCAATTGCAAAAATGCTCGACGAGTACTTCAATTCTGATATTTTCGTGAAGGATATAGCCGACCTTGACCCCAAAGATAGAGTTGCAGCTATGGAAAAGTTTACAGCTTATGTTGCACCGAAATTGCAGACAACAACACTTGATGTCGCAACAGAGACGAAAAAGACCATTGAGGATAAGCTGGTCGAACTTGCTGGGGATGAAGAGGACGACGAAGAATAATCTACTTCTCTCTACTTTAGACGCGAGGAGTTGCTTACCCTTAGGGGTATAATACAGTTTTGCTTAAAAGCGATATCCGAAAGGATGTCGCTTTTCTTCATAAAAAAACCTACAAAGAAAAAGTTCCTTGTAGGTTCGAAAAAATCAGAAGCCCTTTCCTTTCTGCCGCTGATATACTACCGTCTGATTCTTATCAAGATTGACAATTTTAAACATCACCATAGAACGGTTAGGAATATCTTGGGGTAACATTGTCACAAGTCGTGCTATAACATCGTCCACGTTGTTGAATCCTACATCAGTCAACTCTGCAACTTTCTGCCCATTGTGGTAAGCCGCCCCATTTACCATATATCGGAATGATAATCTAAAATGCGTATCTTCCTGCTTCTGCTCGCGAACAGATGTCTTACCGGAGAAGAAAATGAAATCAACCACTTTCTCGTTTAATTCCCAAGCAGGTGAATAATCTATCTTTATATAGCCCCGTGTTACCTTATGTCCAGCAGCATGATTCATCGCAAATGCAACCTCATCAATTGAAGCTCTCACGTCATTCTGTGCCACAGTACCCCACGTGTGCCGGAATGTATAGACCGAATACCGTTCTTCTTTGGCCATTCCCATGGCCTCACATATTTGCCTAATTCCACTATTAACATTAGAACCAAAACTGTCAGATGTAGTCATACGCTGGTAGAAATTGAACAGACGATCGTCATCCTCCTTCGTATTGAGATATTTATCGAAGAGTGGTTGAATAATTGCCGGCACGCGCATTTCCATATATGCACCGTCGGCACGAAACTTCTTTGTCTTGGCACGCTGATAGTGAATGATGCCGTTCCGATAATCCTGCTTTTTCAAATTGTATAGATCAACTGTGTTGATTCCTGCCAAACAAAGCACCATCATGGCTATATCACGTCCAAACTCCGTCTGTGGATATTTCATCTTACTTTCCGGCAGAGGAAATGAAAAGAACTCCCGACACGCTTCGGGGGTAATGGCTAGTTTTTCTGCACGATCTGCCGAAGGAATCTCCACTTTCACCCATGGATTAGTTTTTATACGAATAATCCCATTATCATAGTCGTTATACTCCAGAATAGCAGCTTTAAATACCTGTCGCATACAGATAGGATACATCTCCTTAGCTCGGTGTGTCTGTTCAAGCGACTTAATCCACCTATTCATCAAGTGCGATGTGAGGTGTGAGAACATTATCTGCGTTGTTCCTAAAAAACGCTCCAAATGTTGCAATGCCAGCTGATAGTTCTTAGCATTACGTTGTTGACCGTTATCAATCATTCGGTTGATATGCTTTCGTGCATAATCTGAAAAACAAACGTCATCATTCCCACTTGCAAGAAACTCGACTACTTCCTTGACTGTCCAATGCTCGATATTTTTGCTATTAAGCCTCTCCGTATACTCCAATATTCTCTGCGAACAGAATTGCAAAACATATGGGTCTTTAATCTCATTAGTTTTGGTGAGTTCCTTCTTCGTCACCATCTTGTCTGTCTTAATGAACGCAGAGCTTCGATGATGAGTCACCCGGATATACACCGGATAAAATCCGTCAGCCCGTGCCGTTCTCACTACTGCTTTCAATGTTGCCAT